TTTTTAGAGCGCAAGCACGTCAAGTTTATTGTGCTGTGGGGCGCTGCTGTGACGTGCGTATTGGGCGCTATCATACTCGAAAGGTTTTTTCTATGACTGACAGTGACCTGACAGCCTTTCAGGCGTCACAGCTCCAGTACCTGCGCTCTGAGGTAGACCGGGCGCAGGATGACAGCCTTAGAAGTGACCCGCACCCAAACGCTCAGAACAAGCTATTCTATGCGCGTGAGGAGCTTCGGACGTTCACCAGCAATCTAAGAGTAGCTGGTAAAAACATCTAAATATAAAAGGAAAAAACAATGATACTAGAAAATGATTACTACTGGTTTCAGTCTGCGCTTACAGATGAGCAATGCGATTACATTATTTCTATTGGTGAAAGTGAAATGAAAAATGCCAAGGCTAGAGGCGATTCAATTGACGCATCAACTTTTGACGGAAAAGATAAGTGTTCGATGCTTGAATCTGGTCTGAGAGAAGATGAATTGTTAATGCAAGGCGATTCCACAATTGATGTGATAAAGAACAAAGGAACAAGAGACAAATCCTTTGTTCGTGATACGCACATATCTTGGCTAAATGATAAAGAAATTTATTCATGGATTACTCCATATTTAAACGAAGCCAATCTTCGTGCTGGTTGGAATTTTGAATGGGATTGGAGCGAAAGCCTGCAATTTACAAAGTATGGAAAGAAGCAGTTTTATGGTTGGCATCCAGATGCTAATGCGAAACCAAACCCACCGTTTTGGGATGAAAGAAATCCACCAGATGGTGAGCATTATGATGAGGTGGAAGAAAATGGTGAAACTATTTGCATTCCCAAGGGAGGATGGGACTTAAAAGAAAACAAGAAAAAATGGTCAAGAGATGCAAATTATGCTAATAAAATTCGCAAATTATCTATGACTGTTAACCTAACAAAACCTGAAGACTATAAGGGCGGTAATTTAAAGTTTGATTTTGGGCCTCATTCTGAAAATTCTAGATTTCATACTTGCAAAGAGATCCGTCCGCGTGGGTCTATTATTGTTTTTCCATCAGACAGGTATCATCAAGTCACACCTGTAACGCATGGGACAAGATACTCACTTGTCATGTGGTGCATGGGAATGCCTTGGAGGTAGAATTATCTAAGTTACCGAAAACTAACAACAATAAAAAACTTTTCTTTTACCCCTTGCATTATTTGCAGGGGGTCTTATATTAGTTGTATAGAGAGATTTAGAAAGGACTACACCATGAGAAAACAATTGATCTGCAAATCCACACCCAAGGGTTGGAAAGTCATCATCCGCGTGACTGACGCGAAGTTCGAGGGATCGAACTGCGACACCACGATTGCCAGCTTTGCCAAGCGCCCAATGGGCCTGATCACAATGGCGGCTGCTGTGACAGCTCTCCAGAAGAGTGTCTTTCTGGATGAGATCAGCATCATTGCCAACAAGGCGCGGCTTGATGAGCTGATCAGCGTGGGCATCGTAGATCGGGAGGTCTTGGCATGATTTATGAATGGGAAAAAGAGATCGATATGGAAGCGATCATTGAGAAGGCAAATTTAGATTTGCCTGACCACCTCACCATTATTGGCCTTGCTGTGGTCAACACAGAACAAGTTGAGGCTTGCCTGAAAGTCAATGAAGACTGGGTTGGCAACGGAATAGCACGGATGGATGTGATGTCTGACGTAAGCGGAGACGCTAAGAGGCTGTACGAAGAATGCTTTAAAAAGCCATAAGTCCTTTGGTTTAAACGATAATAAAAAACTTTTCTCTTGGCCCTTGCATTATGTGCTGGGGCCACTATATTAGTTGTATAGAGAGATTTAGAAAGGACTACAAAATGGCATATTCACACAAACACCCCGGCGCTCAGAACTACCACTCATCAATTCAGAGCTACAAGATGGCTAACGCCGCTGACACCAAGCGCAAAAATTGGATTGCTACTGATGACCGCGCCCAAGAGGTCATTGATTTTGTTAAATTTGAAGACCCAAACGAGCAAGGCTTTTTGCCAGCAGTTAAAAAAGGCATCTGGCAGTTTGGTTCGCCCACCGAAAACATGCGTAACGCCGTGGTCAAGATGATTGACAAACGCGCCGCTCAGAAGGCTGAGTGGGCCGCTAGAGACGGCAAGTGCGAGTTTGTTGGCACAGTGGGCGAGCGTCAGTCTTTCGCTCTCACAGTCAAGCACGTTGTGTCTTTGGACGGTGGGGACTGGGGTACGAGCTACATCAACATCTGCCGCGATGCCGACGACAATGTTGTGATCTACAAAGGCTCGAACTTCTGGGGCAAAGACAGTGTAGTGACCTGCATGGCCAAGGTTAAAGATCACGGTGTTCGTGAAGGTGTAAAGCAAACCATCATCCAGCGCCCCACCAAAGTAATAGTAAACGGAGAGGCTTGGTAGCCTCTTCTACCCCACCTCTGAGAAAGGACTACAAAATGTCTAAAGTTAATGACTGGTCAATCGAATTGAAGGAAATGGGTAGCACAGCTCCCTGCCACGTCTGCAATGGCGATGGCAAAGTTGAGGTGCAGATTGCTGCTGATGACTTCCGCGAAGACACTTGCGATATGTGCAATGGCTCTGGCGAGCTGGAGCTGGATGATGAATATGAATAAGGGTCAGGAAAATCTCCGCATTGCGCTGCGCGATAATCTCAAAATGAAGTTCTACAAGGTGGAGGGGAAGGGCGGAACGCCCAACCTCCACTATCTTGGCAAGGGCGACTGGCCCACAGGCTGGATGGAAATCATCCACTTGGAGGAGTGGGGCAAGCGCGTCACTACTGGCCTGCGCCTAGAGCAAGCCAAGTGGATGCAGGATTACATCGACAGTGGCGGCAGTGCGTGGGTGGTGATCCGTGTGGGCCTAGCCACATGCCTGTTCTGGGGGGATGCGGTTTTTGATTTACTAGATCGGCCCAGCCCAAAGAACTTTATGGGTCTGGCTGTCTGGAGCAAAAACGGCAACCTGTTGAAAGAGGATTGGAAGCACGTTGAGAACATGATCCTCAACGCAAACTCTGGTTATTGAGCTTGGCTTAACAGAGCTGGGTTCGTGCTTTGGATTAAGCTCTGCAACGCTGGGGACTGTGTGATGTCAACGTCCTCTATAGGCTGCTCAATTGTTGCGGCTTCAGCCGCACCGGGCATAATAGCGCCACCCAAAGCCTCAATATAGGATAGTACGTCTTCCCTAAACTGTGAGTCTCTTGAAGAAATTTCCATCAGCCTGCCCAAATGGTATTTTACACTGTTTGGGTTTTTACCCATTTGCGGACCAGACTTTACAAGCCACCTAACAAACTCTGGCTTTGTAACAAGACGCGCTGAAACATATGGCGCAAGAGCGGCCCCAGCCAATCCAACCGCTGCTGTAGTAGCCGCTGAACCCACATCGTACCCTTGGCCAATCATGCCCAATCCAGCCACAAGTGGGCTGAGTGTGGCGGTGAAACCAATAGTCTGACCTGTCTTGCTATTATTTGCAAATGCGTCAGTGGATTTTACATCGTTTAACATTTCAACAAGGCTATCTAAATCAGCCCTATTGTTTCCTTTTCCAAACAATGCATCCTTTGCGCTATCGGCTAGTTTCGAGTAATTCGTCAAGAACTTTGCGGTTGAGAACTCTTCAATTGCATCCTGACCAGCGGGGCTAGTCATACCAAGCCTGCTAAGAACTGACGCCTTTATGTCTCCACGCTGTGCCGCAGGGATATTTCTCAATATCTTTTTTAACTGCTCGCCGCTTTCTTTTGTACCCTGCATCATAAAATTAAAAGCCTGAACGGCAGTTCTTTTTTCTTTATGCAGTTGGTCAAAGACAGGTTGAACATCAAACCTCTGTCTATTTCTGGTGTAAATATCTGCCTTTGAAAGAGCTTTATTAGCTTGTTCACCACCGTAATTTGTTACGGAATCTTTCATGTCATTAGTCAGAGACGTATAGACTGTGTCTAGATAACTAGCGGAATCGCCGTAACCTTGTCTTTTTAAGCCATCTATTTTTCTACGAAGATTTGTCCGAAGCTGGCGAAGAGTTTGTAAGTCTATACCACCGCCAGCTTGGGAATCTGCGATTAACCTATCAGTCTCATCAAGAGCTGCCTGCATGGACGGGCGCAAAGATTGCTCTGCCCTAGACAGTTCATCCTTGAGCTTTGCGCGTAATTCTATGACATTATTTACACGCCCACTAGCATCTGGGGCCAAGTCAAAAGCTGCATCGTATAGCTCACCTTGAGTGGCTTTAAATTTTGCTAAACCTTTTTCTGCGCCTGTCTGTAGTATCTGGCCAATCTCACCGCCCTCTTGGACGGGCTTGCCATATTTTGAAGCTATATCTCGAACGGCTTGCCCCGCAGATGTTCTGAATGCATCAAACTGTTCAAATATAATTGGAGATGACGTAGGGAAATCTCTCATCCGCTGTTCAAAAAACATTAAAAAAGGAGACTGGGTTGAAGTCCCTGCTGACGGAAGTTTCATTCCCAGCTCACCAGCAACGGCTATACGCTCCCGTGCTGCGGCTTGCCTTGCTGGGCCAACGCCTGCCAACCTTCGTGTAATAGCACCGGGAGCTGCGGCTAACGCGCTACCAGCTTTTTCCACAAGTTTACCGCCGACAACTTCCAAGCCAATATTTGTGGCTGCTTTAGCCCCTTGCTCTGCAAGGCTACCGCGATCAACTGAAAAAGGATCAGGAAGAAAAAAATCAACAGCCCTATCGTACAATTGGCCTGCGCCCTCAGATGCCAGTGCAGCCGCCGCTGGAACTGTCACAAACTCTTCTGGCGTTGCCACTTGTGGGCCTAGCTGGCCCCCAACAAGAGCTGCCGCTCCACCAACAGTACCTGCTACACCAGAAAGAATATCTCGACCAACAGACACATAGTCGCCCATATCAAGACCCTTTGGGTTGTATAGGGTCTTTTGGCCAGTCGCTGGGTTAGTATAAATAAAATTATCTTCGCCCATTGGCGTACCCGCAGTTGAAACCGCGTCTGGGTAATATTGCTTTATCGCTTCGAGCCTACGCTCTGGGTTATCAAAATTGCCTACAATTGCACGAACTTTTTTTGGCGCACCAGTGCTTGTATCGATAGCTGTAAATTTAGGGCCTGCCATTTTTATTCCTCTACAATTATGCGGCCATCAGACAACTGCTTGTACTTAACGCCACCTATCTCATACTCATCAACAACAGTTATAGCCGCTGGGGCTTGGGTGGCCTGCCCAGAAGCGGAGCTATCTACAGGAATACCATGCTTATTTGGATCATATTTTCTATCTGATTCTGGGATTGTAGGATCGTACAAAAGTTTGCCTTGCGACAGAAGTTGATTTGTATCTGTGAAATACTGCGCCAATACCGCTAGTTTGTTTTTGGCTTGAGCCTCATTGTCAAAACTTGATGGATAATACAGTGTCATGTAATTTTCAACTTCTGCTGGTGGTACAGCCGCGCCAGATCTGGCACGAAGCAAAAGCTCAATCGATCTTTTCATGGCTTGGTATGCAGTTCTTGAGTCACCAGTTAAACTGCCCTCTGGGCCTACACCACCGCCGGGAATTACATTTGAAGCAATGACAAGGGATTTGTTGAATACACCACCTGGAAAAATAAGATCGGAAGCTATTTTAACATCTCTCATGCCACCGCGAGCATCAACGATACCTTGTGCCGCTTCCTTTGGTATGTTTTTAGGGGCAGAACTAACAACCGTAAATTCCCTGCCAGCAATCACAATAGTTTCAGTTTTTGGTTGTTTATTTTCATCATCGGGATCGATTTCTACCCCGATAGGCTGTTGAGATGCAATCTCCCTAATTTGATTAGCAATTTCTAGACCATATGACTGTTCAATTATTTTGTATGCATCTTTGCCGGGATAAGTGGCAGTTTTTGAAACTCCGTCTTCCACAAAAGTAATAGTTTCTGTTTTTGACATATCTGTGACATCATTAATAAATGTTCCTAAAGATCTAGAATTTACAACATTAGGATTTGCCACGAAACTATCTACAAAATCAAAAACCCTATTAGTAGCGCGTTCTGGCGCAGATCCTTGTGGTGGCGATTTTTCATCTGGCAGAGCCGCAGTTGGAAGGTGTTTTGTTTCATCAAAATCACTTCTAAGAATGCTTGTAATTCTTTCATCAATTTGAGTCGCAGGATCGTCTGCCTCGCCACGCAAAATAACAGTCATGCGGGTTTTGTCTTCAGATGTTGATGAATCTTTTGGAAGAGCGGAGACTGGAAGGTGTTTTGTGGAGTCAAAAGAACCGCGAGGAATACTTGTAAATCTTTCATCAATAGGTGTATTTAAATCGTCCGTACCCTCTCTAAGAATAACATCCATTCGGGTGTTGTCTACGCTAGTAGAAGTCTTCGGCACACTGGTAACCCGAACGCTCCCGTCAGTTGGCAGTTCAGAAAATTGTTTTGGTGTTAGTGGCGTCTCGGCTGGAGTAGTAAATGTGCCGTCTTCATTTTTATTGGAAACCATATAGAAGTCAGGCTTGCCGTATGTCGCTCTTGCAGCCTTTGGCGGCTTCAAACTTGGAGCCAATTGAACCGCTGTTTGCATCCGCGCCCGGTCTGTCTCACGCTTCTCTTTCTTCTTGGCGTTTAGGTAATCTAACGGAGCGCCCATTGAACCAACCGCAGCACCCAGAGCAGTCGCACCGGGGACTGATGCGGCTTTACCCATTTCAGCAAAGAACTGGAACGCAGCTTCCCAAGGGTCAGCTTCCGCCACTTGCGGGTAAAGCTGGTTGGCAAAATCCATAGCCTGCTGCCCAGCCTTTGCGCTGCCGCCTAGAGTGTTTAGAACGCCAAGATTAATGGAGTTTATATCTGTGCCAGAAGCGCCTAAAGCCATAACCTGATCCTACTCTATGAGTTCATAAGTTTGTATGCGCTTGCCAGACCGCCCATACCAGCCACGGTTTGGCCGAACAGAGATGGGTTTGCACTCATCTGCGACCCAGTGGTGTAGCTGCGGTTAATCGTGTTGTACGGGGTTCCTGAGAGCGCACCCAACGTGAAGTTAACCATTTCCTGTGGATACATCTTCTGATCAAGATAGTCAGCATATGCTAGATCCAGAGCCTGTTGATCAAGCTGCCTGCGAGCTTCGCCAGCGCCGATAAGTCCAGCGGCGGCTTGCGTCTGCAAGTCTTGCACCATTGGGGCCATGCCTTGGTATGCATCCATCTGCTGGATGCGTGAGGCTTCGTTTGTCTCGTAAGCCTGACGGGCCTGAGTGTCTGCGCCAAAACGCGCCTGTCGATCAGTGTCAAAGCGACCAGAGGCAAAGTTTAGACCTTCACGGGCTGCACCCGCCCTCAAGTCTCCTGCGGCCTGTGCGCCCTCGCCAGCGACTGTGCCTTCCATGATGCCAAGTCGGCTACCGAATGCGCCGCCACCTGTAGAGGCTCTGGCCCGTGCATCGTTCTGAGCGCGGAGCGTTTGCTCTTCAATCTCGCGGACGGCAGGGTCCATAGCCGACTGATAGATGTCCATGTAGGGCTGTGCGCTCTCAAGGCTAAAAGGATCGCCCATAAGCTCTTCACGGGACATGGTGTCATATCCAGCGCCTAGAGTGTCTGCCACTTCACCAGCGCGGTTCATGTATGGCATATAGCTCTCTGCACCATCCTTGAGGATGTTCATGCCTTGGCGCTCTTCTTCTGTCAGACGATTGCCGTCATAGGAGGCTGTCCGTGCGCCTGTGTACATGGGGTATGGCGAATTTGCTATTTCAGCAGCTCGCTCAAATGTGGTTCGACCCGCAGCGGTTACCCACGCTGGTACACCCGTCTCTCCTACTGTCTCGCTAGAAGATGGCAGTTCCGAATATGATGGTGTGCAAAAGCCGCCCATTTAAGCCTCCATGTAAAGCGATCCAACCTTGGCCATGCCAAGTCGCTCATAAAAATTGTCTTTTCGGTCAATATCTCCAGAATAGACATGACCAAGTTTGACCTTGATGTTGGCGTCTCGACCTATTTCTAGGAAACTTTTCACCAGCGTTAGGGCCGCTCTTGATTTTCTATGCTCTTTATACACAAAAAACCACAGGTCAGCCAAGTATAATTTGTCGGACCACCAGTCGGACGTTTCCATCCCGCCAATAGATCCGATAATTTTGCCGTTAACTTCCGCCACAATGACAACGCCCCTGTGCAGGGCATTGTTAATTGCAGTGGTCAGCTTTTCGGAATTGACTGGCGATGTGCCGTCAACTGTCCCTGAGTGCATGACCATAAGCATCATGTACAACTCAGATAAGTCTTCGACTGTCGCCAATCTTAATATCAAGCCATGCCGCCTAGTGCGCCCATCTGTGGAGCCGCCTGTGGGGCTGGAGTCTCTTGTGGCATACCGCCGCCGCCCTCTACTGCCGCAATAAGCTCTTGCAGCTCTGGGAGGAGCTTCATGAGAACTTGAGCCACCTCTGGGGTGATGACAGTGTCCAGCATTTGCAGCTCTTGCTCTGACATAGCTGACAGACGTGCCACCAGCATTGCTGCGATTTCTTCGTCTGGCTGTAGCAGGTTCTTCATTGCCTCTGGTGGGAGGTTACGCATTGGGTTTTCGGCGTTCATATTAGCGCCTGCCATGTCTGGCATCATCATTGGTTCACGGGCCATATTAAATTTCCTTCTGTTTATAGAGAACTGTCCAGTCTGTTGTCTTGCAGAACAAACCAATAGACCAGCAAATTGGTTCTAAGATCTTGCGGTACACTTTGCCAAGGTAGTCTGGCTTGTCACGCTTACCGTAGATGTATGCGATCTCATTGGCGCGGTGTCCAGCAACGTGCGTCCAGAAGTTGACCAAGCGGCCCTTACGCATCTGACGCACCATCCAGACAGCCCAGACGTGATACCCAGCAACGTGCTGCGGCGTCAGGTAATCTTCGGTGAATTTGTAGTCCAAAACCACTTGCTTGCGGGTCATGATGCCTTGACGCATGAGTTCATTACAGATCACGCGGCCACCTATCGCACCGCCGATAAATCCACCAATGCCCGGCAATAATGCATTTCCAATGTAAGAACCAAAACCAACTTTTGCCCCAGTTTTTATAGATTCCTTGAGGTTTTTACCAGCAATCAAATTTGCCGCTACTGTAGCTAGACCCACGCCAGCAGATCCGTATAAGTTTGACCTACCTGCCGCTGACAGCCCTCCGTCTTCACCTCCGAAGCCAAGACGATCTGTGACACCACCAAAATATCCTTTAACACCAGTTCCAGTCAGTGGTCCTGTGGCTCTATCTACAGCTAATTTCCTTGCTTCAGCTTTTTGCCTCATTTTAATAGCTTCTGGTGAGTTGCCTTGAACATTAAGTCGCTCAAGAAAATCTGGATCATTTATTTCCGCCTGCAATGCTTCTGCATCAGTTCCACTTATAGTGCCTTTTCCAGCCGCAAGATTTGCATTTTTAGTGTCAGGACTGAATTGGACATAAGAAGAAGATCCGTCTTTCGGAGTTTTAAAAATATCCAGAGGAGAATCAAAATTAGATGTAAAATCAGTAAAACCTTCAGAAAATTTATCAACTCCCCCAGCGGCAGCGACTGATCGACCAAACTGCCCACCAAGTCCAGCCGCTACCTGAGTTACCGCAGCAATACCCTCTTGCTTGTATTGCTCGCGCATTGCCTCTTCTGCTGACATGCCTGTCTCAGCGGAAAAATCAGCACTTAGACGTGCCACTTCTTCTTCGCTGATCTGATCTTCTTCTGGGTCAAACGTGACCTCACCTGTCTGCTTTTGCGAGATCCAGCGGAACATTGGCATATATTTTGTGCCGTAGACGTTCTGCATTTCTTCCAAATCAAATGTCGGTGTGTTTGATTGCAACTGATATGTTGGAACAGTTATCGTGCCGTCTTCGTTTGTGACAACAGCCGTCCGATCTTCATCTGGACTGCTGTAATCGCCACCGGGCAATGCGCCAAGCGCACCATCTGGGATAAGGTTAGATCCTAATACGATTGGTTGATACGCCATTAGTTTATCTCCAGTAAGCTGGCCACTACATGCAACCGATTAGCTGTCGCTGCCGTGACTTTTAGTATTTCGTTTTCCTCAACAACCAGCGGCTCCGTCAAAAGTTCTATAGTTGTATTAGCAGCAACTGCCGTAACTTTGAAGAGAGAAAAAATTGCTGCGCTGGCGTCTGTTATTGTGACTGTGATCGTGTCTGCATTGCCAGTATCCTCAGACACCAAGATAGATTTAACCAAGGTTGTTGTCGCGCCGGGGGCGGTGTACAGAACCGTGGCGTTTGTGCTTGTCAGGTCAACTTTTGCATTCTTATAACTATTAGGCATTACGATATAAACCACGCTGTAGCTTCGGCCTGATCAACGGCCACTTGAAGGCCAGTTGACGCCGCAAAGTAAGTCGCCTGCTTTTCAAGCTCAAGGGTGTTGGTCAGTCGGTTCATATAACCGCGATTGTATTGGCTTGGCGGCGTGGGTAGCCGCAACACCGCAAGTGGAGATCCCTGTGCCATTATCGCAGCCCATCCTGTCTTGAGTTAACTCTAAAATCGCCCAGCGTCCAATCGTCTTGGGTTCCCGTGCTTTGGAACTTGAGCGCGATCTGACGGCCCTTGGCGCGGGTGCTTACTTTATCAGTTGTTGACGTAATCGTGAACGGCCCCTTTGTCACCTCAGTGGCATTGGGGTATTTGCGTGTGTTCATGTACAGCGACAGAGACGTGCTAGATGTCATGGTTACATCTGGGATGACCTGATCCACCATGTATAGCGTCTCGCCATCTTGACTGATCTCGCGTGGCGCACCTTCAATGTAGCTGTTCATAGCCGCGCCATCGGCACTTGTGCCTGTCTCTTGGTTGTACAGGTATCCATCTGGATCAAACGCAAACGGGACAACTTTAGCCCCAAAGCTGTCGCTCCAAACCGTGCGATCCATTGTGCCTACTGACCAGCAATTCTCTGCATAATTAAATGTGACATATGAATCTGGCTCTGGGTTTATCGTCCCCGCAGGGTTGTCATTTGAGACATAGAACCAAGTGATTTCTTTGAACTCTTTATTGTGTCCCACGGTTGTCTTTTCAATAAAAGATGTCTGAAGTCGATCAGCGACATAATACTGAACGGGGCATGGCAGCTCATTAACAATACCATCATATTTGAAAAAGTTTCTCTTTCCCATCCAGTAGACATCACCATCGACACTTATCATTGTGTTGAGGCCAGCGGCCCCAGAATCCGTGGCTAGAAGGCGGAATGAGAATATGAAGTCTCCGCCAACAAAGGTCATGCCATACACAGCTTCATCTGTAGATATGATCGTTTCTTCACGGGCAGGAACCATCGCCACGATTTTTGTGCCAATTTCCAAACGCTGGTCACCAGCCGTGTTGACTGCTGTGGGAGCAAACTTAGTAAACTCTTCTTGGCTCGACCAGCGCACCAGCATGTTATCGACATTTCCAGAGCTGTATGATGTGCATCCACCTGCAATGAAGTGTCGGTCAGGGAATGACACTGTGGTCACTCGCACCACGCTAGGGACGCTCTGAGCGCCTGCTATAGATGACGCAAGCACTGCACGGTCTGCTATGCCCCCAGATGTATCCCAGTAATAGATTGCGCCCCCACGAACTGTGGCTAGAAGGTCTTCGCCCCAAAGCGATAGGTTCCAAGAGCTGTTATCCAGAGACACAGTGCTTTCTGAGGCGGATCTTGGCGTACCCCATGCCTCGTTACCCCATCCACCAGCGCCCCAACCCAATGCTGGGGCCGCGCTTTGGACGCCCAGCCCATTATTTAGCCCGATCAGATATTTGATAGTGACTGTCCCGCCGCCTGCCGCGACAGTTGAGGAGGCCGCAGATGGGACAACAATGGTGTAAGAATCCGCATTAATGCGAGTTATCTGATAGCCATAGTAAGAATTTAAAGTGTCAGCAGAGATGCCGCCAGTAGCTGTTGTTCCGCTGAGAACAACCCAATCACCCGTCAACGCCCCGTGCGCGGTGTCTGTAATCGTTACGGTTGTGCTTCCATTTGTAGTCGCCACTGGGTTGGTCAAGCCAGTTTGTGTCGCCCGAAGTGGCGTTATATCGTAGATTGCGCCATTCTCAATAATAAGAAGGTGATTGTGCGTACCGACAGCCAGACGGTCCACGCCATCCACAGCGGCCCTCCAGTAAAGCATACGGCGAGCGATGCCTTCTATGGTTGTTTCCGTAGTAGTAATATCGCCACTTGGGCTAATTTCGTGGAGTTCGTCTTTCTGCCAGCCGCCCAACTTTTCAGGGTAGCCGTTCTTAAAACGCACAAGATCACTATCAACCCAAAACGGGCCGTTCTTGCCAGCAGCATACTCAGTGATGTCCTTTACGACACCGGGGTTATATTTTAAGAGCTGCAATGGCATAAACAATATTCCTTTAGGACAGCATTGCGTTATAAGTCTTCGGGCCTACGATCCCATCAGCAACAAGATCTTTACTTTCCTGCCACGCCTGAACCGCCTTTTGCGTCATTATACCAAAAACTCCATCCGTTTCCAGTCCTAATGCGGACTGCACCTTTTCAACTTCTTTGCCAGTTGATCCAACCTTTAATAGGATAGGCGCACGGACAACAACGTAGCTGCCACCTAAGATGTCCAGAGAGCGTTTGTAGTGGTGCTTTCGATCAGCAAGGCCAATCGTTCCGCCATTAATTTTTTTGGTCGCCTTAACAACATCCTGAGCGTCTGCGTGGCGGTTTAAGTTGTTTTCATCCCAAAACCAGCAAGCACTTTCCAACGCGCCGCGCTTGGTTCCAAGGTATTCGATTGTGTCATCTAGATCCATGCCAACGCTCTTCGCAAAGGCAGATACGTTGTCGAAGCCCGTCAATTGGATGACGCCTTTTCCCGAAAATTTCCAGCCATCCCCGCTCGACGGCGGTCCATTACCCATGCGGCTCGCATATACGATATTAGCAATCTTTTCGGGCTGACGATGGTATTCTTGAGCATCGCGCCCAGCACGTTCAAAATATTTAGGGAAGATAGCGTTAAGGCCCTTGGCAGAATAATTAAGGTTTTCTTTTAGAACTTTGAAGTTCAGGCTTTCATGGCCACACTGAGCAACGAACATTGCAATTCTATCTTCGGTGTTCACACCATATTTTGGCAAAAGTTCTTGCATGGGTTCGACCCAGCTTTCCCAATCATCGTTGCCATGAAGCAAGTGCTTTACCTGTGAAGAAGTTAAGATCATTTGTTTGCTCCCATAAATTTACTTACACTTCTCTGCCCGAACCAAAACGCTATGATTGCGCTGAACAAAGCCTGTGTTTCATCATCAAACATCAGCGGAACTGCGTCTTGCCAATCGTTGCCAGCTTCCATTGCCTTTAATAGTATGACCGCTTTGACGGATAGGAATAAAGCAAAAAAAGCATAAGTAATAACAGGCCGTACAGATGCGGATAATCCTGCGGCAAAGCCGCTACGAGGGTTAGCAAATTCATATAAAGCCTTCGTTTCTGCAATCTCAGCTTGCTTATCTAGTTTCTGGATGTCGTGCGTAACGCCAAGGGCCGCGAGTTCGCCCTGTAGTTTAAGTTCTTCAATTCGGTTTTTGTGATCCTGTTTCTTTTGAAAGAACCCCAGCACTTGGGGAAGGAACGATGTCCCAAAGCCCAACGCGCTACCTAATAAAGCTATCATTCTTTCTTACCTCCCAGCTTAGAAAATCCAAAGAATGCCCCAACCAGCGCAGATACGGATACAAAATAAACCCCAGCGATACTAGCAAGAGAGTTCATCGCTTGATCCAGCCCCATAATAGCGCACAGGACTATAGCGAAGGGATAAAGCAGCATTCCAGACAGAGCAAACCAAGTCATCTTACGCTGGGCATCTCGCTGGGCATCTTCGTCATCAAGCACACGCTTCCGGTTTTCTAGGGCCAGAGCGTCCCACTCAGACTTATCTATGTTGCCAGATCCGTCACTGTCGGCCTTTTCAAACTCAGTCATATCAATCTCCTAATCAGCCAAAGGATTGTCTAATGCACGTTGCAATTTACCCATAAGCCTGTCCTCAAGTTCCTTCATATCCGCGTCTTGACTGCTTCTAACACGTTCTCTCTGATTTTCAAAACGAACTTCAGCAGCGTCAATCATAGCGCGGACCTTGTCTTCCATCTCCCGAACCATGTCTTCTATACGGTCAGTCTGCTGTTCGATCCGCAAAATGTCATCCGTCAGGCCATTCTTGATGGCACGGGAATACTCGACGCCCTCCTCAACCTTCTCAGCAATGCCAAGCATTCGAGCGTCCATAACTTCCATTTGCTGTTGATACTCCCCAATATCAAGCCCTGCTACCTCTTCAATCTTTTGATACAGTACAAAGCCACCGTACAAACCACCAACTACCGTAGATATGAAAGCAAAGATTGCAAAGATAGATGCGAAGGTAAACTTAAAACCACCTGCCTTGATCTCGCGGTCTGCGAGGCCATCAATGTTATCTGCAACTTTAGTCAGATCAGTCATCAGTTTTCAAACTCCATTTCGCCTTCATCGTTTTCACCTGATTCCTGCAACTTTTTAAGCTGTTGCAGTTCAGCGCGAAGCATTTGAATTTCAAGGCGTCTGTGGGTTAGCTCCATTTGAAACAAGTCATCACAATTCACACGGCTTTTAGGCTTATCTAAAGGAATAACGACACGCGCATAAAGGCCAATGTCCTTACCCTGCCCAACGCCGTTTCCAATGTCGGTTATAACACCCGTAACACCCCACTCAAGTGTCGTGCCGCCGCCGACAGCATTGCTACAATCCAGATTACCAGCGCGAAAACGATCAGATTGATAGTTCATCGGTGCGCTTGGGAGTTGGAGCGCAAGCGAACTGCTTTCCGATCTCGCCTCAAGAACGCTAATGAAAATTATAAACGATACCATCCAGAAAACTACATACCATTTCATGGCCTAGCCCCATCAACTCGCGAACATATCCTAGAGGAGATTACCGTCTTGACGCCAGCCTTCTTTAGCATCTTGGATGTTGTGCATAGATACACCGCCCGAACTAAATCAGCTTTTCTTATGTAGACTGAAAAGTCTTGCCGCTCCTCATGTTTTACCTTTAAAACTCTGTACTTTGTGGCAAAGGGTACGTTGATCCAGTCAGCATCGAAGAGGGCGATCTTATAATACTTAACGTCAGATCGGTAATTAAACAAAGACATCTCTGCCTTCATTACCCCCTCAACGTAGGAAGGTTTTAGAGTTGGATAGGCAGGCGTCATTTCATGTGCCGCCAAAGCAGAAGACCAGACAAGAAACAACAGTGATGCTTTAGTTAGCAATGCACTCTGCCTGTACGATGGCGGTATAACTTCCGCCGGGGAACGCTTTATCTACACCATAAATAGCAGTTGAGCTTGTATCGAACCAAGTGCTGCCAGCTACAGTTAAACTGAAATCAGTAGTAGCACCGTAAACAACTTTGTTGGTGTCATATGCTGACATGGTGGCATCTGTAGTTTGTCCTACAGCAGTAGAGCCAGTCCAATTAACAGTGTCCGTGAGCGTTGGCGAAGATGAAAAAGCTGTAGGCGATGTAATCCGCGCAGTATAGTAATTTGCAACGGCTACATCATACCTAACTATAGGGACAACTCCACCATCAGCCGGAAGCGTAGACAGCTTTGTAGCCGTAGGGTTGCCATAAACACCCGGCGTGTCCGTTTGGATGATGCACTTTGCCTCAATGTTGCCAACAATTTCTACTTCGGCAAGCGCAGGGAAAGCGCACATTGAAAGAATTAAAACAGGATACTTCATATTGGACCTCATTCATCATATTGCATCTGCACCATTTGTTCATGCAGCAATTGTTGCGCTAAATTATTTCTCAGTGCCTTACTATTATCGGGTAAATTAGCATCCGTCAAAGTTTTGACATCTCCGTATCTTCCACCGTTTATCGTTGAATTATAGTACATAGCCAAATCAGTTTGGAGATTAATTGCGTTTATTATCTCAGCTTGGCCCTGCACCCGCAGCATTGTTAGCGCATTATTGGACGCAGTAAGTCCCATTTCCAGCCTTGTCTCTTTTTCTTCATCGTCATCGTCAACGATACGGTTTCCATCCTGATCATATTTAAAGTTAGTGTCGCTGTCTAAAGCTGCAAGGATAAGTTCGTCCTCAAGAGTGTTATAAACCTCAACATCAACTACGGGAGGCGCAGGCTTAACGTAACCTACACAGCCGGAGTTTAATTGCGGATCGTAACACGCATCAATCCGGTAGCTGTAAACCACAACCGCATCCTGAACGCTTCCCGTACCGTCAACAGATATAGAACCGTTACCCCAATTCACACCGGGGGTATTGCCTAACGCAAATGATTTGGTGATCCGGTTGCCGGGAACGCCGCTCCAATCGTCAGTTTCTCTAAAAATATACCCACTGCCCAGAGCATTTAGATTGCTTACATGGACCTTCATGGCGTCTTCGGTATTCTTGACTGTTGTGTAGCGATATATAAGGCCATTTATGTCTAAGCCCGTCACAGAGGGCAGTACAGACCCCATTGACCAGTTTAGGCCACTGTATGCAGCGTTGCCCGTTGCACCGTATGTAAACGGCTCAGAGTAAGAGGAGGAGGCCAAGAGCGCCAAGTACAGCGCCAACACCAACCTTGGTGTCCTTATCAACATTATTAAACATACCTTTTATAGCACCCTTGTCCATCTTCTGAGCGGGTTCGATACTGTCCTCCGCCTCCCATGCCATCGTAGCAGCATCGCCTATTAGACCTCTAATTGGGCAGGGCGTCCCGGCATTCTTCATGGCAAGTTTTACGTTTGCATCTTGGCACATTACCGATACAGCCGCCACTTTCATGCCCATATCATACATAGTCTTAGCGTTCTTTAAGCGTAAGCAGTTCTCTTCGGTGTAAACCTTGCCCACTGATATGCCAAGAATTTGGGTTTGTACTGCACCAGATACGCCAATCGTGCAAAGATCGCCCGTCCCAGTGCTGATTTGTGGGGATATTGCAGAGGGTGGAGGGCTGCGAACCGTGGTGTCCATTGTCCCAGACGAAGTTACATTACTGTCGCTATATACCGTGTCCGAAACTTGGGCATTGGCTAGGCCACCCGTCAAGATAAAAACCAATATGGCGATTAGGCGAGCCATTACATCCTCATTAGGACCGTGACTAAAAGACCAATAATGGACGCAGCCGCAGCAATCATAATGGATTCCAACCTCTTGATTCTAATGTACAAATCTTTGAATTGAATTTTAACCTCAGTTTTAATTGCGATGACTTCCTTTTCCAATCCATCAATCCGTGCATGAGCTGAGCTTACTGTTCTTTTGTCCATTAAACTTCAACCTTATCCCAGCTTGTTGTGTCTTCGTTCCACTCATAAGAATAACCATCGTCAGGGTAATCTACTGGGGCCACCCACAAAAAAGTATTATTATCCAGCGTCCAGCTTGGATACACTTGAGGTTCATAAAAAACATCTAAAGTTGAATCGTAAATAAACCCAATCCCAGCGTAGTTTTTACGCAAAGGAGTGCCGCCCAAAACGTGGACGCCGCCTTTTGTATTGTACGATGTTTGAACCCAAGTTACTTCTTGAGTGTCGATAAAGTCTTGCTCTGCAACGATTACGTTGGTCACAATCCCATCTTCTATTTTTGCATAATGTGACATGATTAGTTTCCTATACTGGCGTCAAATATCGAATTATAACAATACCAGAACCACCAGTTTGGACGTTACCGGGGGCATTAAATGCCCCGCCTCCGCCGCCGCCAGTATTGGCTTGTCCGCCAGTTGATGCGACATTGTCCCCGTTATAAACAGCTCCTGCGCCACCGCCGCCACGGCCACCGCCGCCGGGTGTGGCTGGCTGGCTTAAATGCTGCCCACCCCCAGAACCTCCAGAAGCTCGCGTTGTGCCTGTAAATCCTTCGCTTGATCCAGCGCCGCCCGGTCCACCTTTCCAAGTGTAGTTTGATGGCGTTCGCCCACCATTTCCACCGACTCCACCTTTGCCGCCGCCGCCGCCGCCGCCAGAGCCATACGCATCACTGGCTCGATTCCCGCCATTGTTGCCTTGCCCAGCCGTTCCAGACCCTCCCGGTCCACCGCCAGATCCACCATCGCCGGAATTCCCTGACGTAGTCCCCCCGCCGCCGCCGCCAATAGCCGTTAACTCACCAAAAACAGAATCAGCTCCGTTATTTATAGCGCCAGAAGCAGCGCCAGCCCCAACAGTAACGGTGTACGGCCCCTTTTGTATTACAACGTCTGTACTGTACAGGTAACCGCCAGCGCCCCCACCGCCTTTGTCATATCCTGTCCCACCGCCAGCAATTGTTATGACATCAGCAAGACCTTGTCCTCCAGTTACAGTAAATGTACCACTGCTAGTAAACGTGTGAATAGTATAAGAACCAGAGGTGCTTTCTGTTCCACCCGTAGCTCCTGTAAGAGCGCCAAGACCGCCGCCAGAACCAAAACCTAAGACTTGATATCCAAAACTCATGTTACACTCCTACGCATCATTTGCCGCATCAGTGGTAAAGAACAGTTTAATGCCCAGCAAACGAGCTACTCCTGTTTGACCGCTGGCGCTTGCATCGTTGTTAATTTGGAAGAAGCATTGGTCATTATCCGCAGGGCTTCCAGCAATTGTAACTGCTCCACTCTCCGCAGACACCATGAGGTCATTAGATGTACCGCTATGAGCCAGTGCAGTTGTTGCAACCAGTGTTCCAAATGCAGTGTTGATTGTATCGTCAGAGCTTACAGCAATTCCACCTAACTGCCATACGACTGTGCCTGTGTTAGTTCCAGTCACAGTCCAGAATGGCTGGTAAGTAATTGTACCAAGGTTCCAGCTCTTTGGAAATGAGACGGCAAACTGAGCAAAAACATCGCTGGCCGCTGCAAAATCCAACACCTTCAAGTCAGGGCGAAGTGCTGTGGTTTCTACTTGTTCAGGGCCAGCACATCCGTTTGTAGTAGATGGGTACATAGCAGACGCTGGAATCCAGATGGTTTCCTTACCTGCTATTTTTGCAACGACTCCGTCTAGCTGGTTTAAGTCAGCAGCCGAACTTGTCATTGCTGTTGCGCCTATTGTAATCTGGCCTTCTGGAACAATTAGCCCCCCCGCACCGCCAAGAATTAAATCATCTGCCGAAGCGTCCCAAAGCATATAAGCTGACGCAGTATCGCCAAAGAGCTTAACATCGTAGCCCGTGTCATCAACGCCAACAGATAGCGTAGCGTCAATCTGCACAGCGCCATCAATGTCCACAGCGTCTAGGTTTGCAGTGCCGTTAACATCGATACTGCCTTCAAGATCAATGTCACCGCCGACAATTAAATCATCCGTAACCGTCAGATCGTCATCAACCAACATATCCACAACATTCAGCGAAGCAAAGGCATCTACGAAGGCAGCGCCAGAGCCAGCCCCATCGCCATATACCGCTTTGGTTTGCCCTGCTGGGATTGTGATGTTAGCACCAGATCCCTGAGAGATGATAATGTTCTGAGATCCGCTAGTGGCGTTCTCAATAAACCACATTTTATTGACCGTGTTTGGGCCGATAGTGATCGTACACGCACTGTCTAGAGTACCTGTGTACTTCAGGAACATTGCCCTGCCGGGGTCAGAAGCGCCATCCGCGATTGTGGTTGTGTGCGTGTCGGCGTTGGTTGTTATGGCTTCTGTGCCAAAGCCAAACGCCTCACCGATCAATTCGAGGTTAGTATTCGTGACTGTTCCCCATGAGCCTGACTGATCGCCAGTTGCCATCTCATTTAGGCGAAGGTCATTTACATAGGTAGAAGCCATGTTTCTTTATCCTTTTATCAATCAATACGGATGATAGCAGCCGCGCCCGGTGCTGGGAATACGATACGGAATGTACCTGACGAAACTGTAAAGTCACCGCCGAAGTCCAAGACTGCAATCGAATTATCGCCAGCAGTTGTGTCGTTATAGATCAACGCGCCACGAGCTGTGAATGTTGCTGATGCCCACTCTGGGTTATCAAAGTCAACGTAAGCAGTCGTTCCTGTTGTGCCAATCACTGGACTGGCAAGAACTACACCGCCAGCCGAATATCCAGTACCACTTATTTCGTTTGTGGCTGTATATGCGGTTGTTGTTGCATCTAGTGTCGCTGAAGAAGTGTACAGCGCAATCTTAATGGAATCTGTATCCAGATCCTGTTCTTTTTGGAACAAGTCTTCCTTAAAACTTGTACACATTGCTTGAGTAATAGCCATTATAGACCTCCGTTATATTCTGCTGCGTAATCGCGTTGCATTTCTTGTACTGTAAGTTGCACTGCTTCGTCAAACTGTGTCTTATAAAGCGCCAATGTTTCCCCAGCTTTGAGGAAGGCTGACGCCTCATAGAGACACGCGGCAAGCAACACATTTTCGGCATTGTCGCCAATCCAGTTGTTTGTGTTGCTTGAACTTAACCCCGTCTCAGGAGCTATGTAATCTACTTGATATGTATCCGTCGAATCTGGCGTTGGCGCAAACGTGACAACAGTCCCAGAGATCCCAGCGTTTTTCGTACTATATATAATCGGAGTCCCTTGCGTGGCCGCATTTGGCCAGTAATCGCGCAAATATGAATCAACTCTGTGATCTAAATATGCCGCGACATTTGATGATATGACAGATACCTGACGGATCATTCTTGCGGAAGGAACAGTGTAATCTGCCGTACCAGCAACCATATTACCTGTGGTTGTCTGCCGAAAACACGGCAGATTAGGCAACCGTTGGAAGATCATTGTCTCAGCTTGTTCTATGATTTCATCAATAGAGGCTTGCAGCTCAGAGCTGTCATCCTCTAAGAAGTTCTGAATATTTGCAACTAGCTGTGTGTAATTCACTTATTCATCCTCACTGCCAAGACCCTTCACCCCATCCATCTATACCCCAAGACGTTTCAATTTGAACTGACGCAGTGCCAATCGCGCCAGTACCGCTTACCGAAGCTGGGCGTGGCAATGTATCCGCCTGCCAAGCACCAGCGCCCCATTCGCCAATGCCCCAACCTAATCCTTCAGAACCAGTTAGGATACTAGCTGTACCTATGGCTCCTGTGCCAGCGACTCCTGTCTCAATAGCCTCAGACGCAGAGACCTCTTCGCCAATAGCGCCTGTTGCTCCTATACCCGAAATACCTGTTACAAGCAATTGAATGTTGCCATCACCAGAGATGCCAAATCCTGCCACTTCACCCGTGCCAGCAACACCTGTCTCGCCTAGTTCTACTTCTGGAACTTCAGCACCTATTGCACCCGTACCAACCGCTGCGGTTACGGCAGCGTAGGATTCAAATGCAATTGTACCAACGCCACCTGTCGCAGCAACACCAAGTTCTGGTATTTCTGTCTCAACGACTTCTGTTCCTATAGCGCCCGTACCAATCACTGATGTTGCTGGAGCATCTGTTGTGATGTGCAGTGTTTGTGAGCCAAGAGCGCCTGTCCCTGCCACGCCTGTTACGTTTGGCTCATTCGTAATCTCTGATGTGATGCCTATTGCACCAGTGCCAAAAACACCTACTGGAACTGCATCATTTTGAATAACTTCCGTACCTGTCGCGCCCGTACCTGCCAGACCAGTAACAGCCACATCTTCGTTGTCAGATACAATCGCTGTGCCTATAGCACCCGTGCCAGACACTCCAGTGACATCAAATATGTAATCCCTGTCTACGTTGGAAACAAATCCAATTACACCCTGACCGTGAACACCCACGCCGGGGCGCAATCGTGGATCTATAGTCCAGTCTTGGGTGTAGCCGATATAAACAACAACATTCTCAGGATCTGTGTCTGGCCGTGGATTAAACAGTGCTGTCGCATCAACTACATTTTTTGCAGGCGTTAGTTGTGGTTGTTTTGGGTCAAAGTCTTCTGGAGAAACACGCAAGCCATCCCAAGTGGTCTTCAACTGGGTGTAGGGAACCTGAAGACCGCCTATGTCGCTTATCGCTTGGGATTTTTTTCCTCTTGCGTATTTCGTCATTATGATAAGTTCAGCGCAGTTGGCTGAATCCTTAAACTTACACCGTCATTGTCTGAAGCCGATGCGAAGGTGAATGCACGTTCATACATTTCATTTAGGATCTGAAACTTCTCGTTTGCAAACTTCAGAGACATCTTACTAGCCAAGCCAGCGCATATGCACTCATTCCAGCGGTACGGGATGTCGGCGTCCTGATTAGACGCCGTAACGTCTTCAAGCTGATTTATAGCCCAATACACCATGCTATACGTTGTGCGATTAGGAACCTGCCAGAAGTAGGCCACAGGCGTATACAGCTTGTCTAGCATGTACTGGCTAGGCTTGCCGGGGGACGTTTTGTTTGGGAGCTGATTATAGTCAGAGATCGACACGCGGTTGATGATCTGATCAGACGTATCTGTGCCAGAGCTATCACGCACAACGGCATCCATGATGTCGATAGTGCCTGCTGGCAGCGTATACGTTGACTGACCGTTTATCAGTGTCAGCGTGTTTTGACTTAACGCCCAGTAATTAATGCCGCGATTTGCCCACTCAGAGAAGAGGAGGTTTAGGCTGCGCCTTGCGGACACAGCCCTATCACCAGTCTGGACTTGTGGGTCAAGACCGCAACGCTCAAACGCCTCAGTGATTATTTCCTGTATGTCAGGTCTAAACGCTACGGTTCCCGAAGTTGCCATGTCGTACCTCTATCAATATTTTTTAACGGCGCGAATAATCACTTGATATGCATCGCCAACCGCTCCAGCCCCAGTTGTTGTAAACTTGATGTCGCCTGTGCCGTTAGCACCGTATTCCGCGCTATTGGGTAGCCCACCAAATTTCTCAAAAGTTTGGTATCCCTGCTGATCTTCTGCCAAATGCAAAATAATAATATCAGTATCTGCGTCTGCCAGTACCTCAACTGTCATTCCATGCAAAATCCACTGGCATTCCACAATGCGTACACCCGTGCAGGTTGCGCCATTTGCATTTGCCGCGAGGGCAGACACATCTATTTTAGCCACTGCACTTTCGTTCCCACCATCGACATATTGATATTGGAATGCAAATACGCACTCATGTGTGTTGTCGATGATCGTAGTCGATGTTGTAATGTCGGCCATATTAATCTCCTATGGTTATAGGTGGGAGCCGAAGCTCCCAACCAAAATGATTATTAGGCAATTTGAACGTACTCAACGATGAACGTAAACGAACCCGCTGTCGTAGCATCCACTGTGTTAGTAACATTACAGTAAATTGTACGCTCTGCTGAAGCATACTGAGCAGAGATAGGGGCCGTGGCGGCGTTTTGAGTAGTAGCAACCAAGGTAGTAGTTGTTACGTTTCCAACGACAACTGTTGTACCGCCATCTAGGATCTCATCTGCGATAGCTGCAACAATTTGTGCGCCCGAAGAGGATGTTCCAACTTCATAGCCAATATCACCAGTTCCAATAACGGGAGCCGTGTCACAAAATATCTTAATGTTTGTGATGATTGTGTTTGCTGGCTGAGTAAACTCACCAATAGTCGGGCTGTCGCCTGCTGTGGTGTTTACTGTAACGCCTGTGGCGAAGCCAACGTGCTTTACATATTTGTCGGTGACAATACCTGTGGACGCAATAGTTGCAATGTCTGTATAAGCACCAGTTGTTGAATTTTTAGAGACAACTTGGAAGCCGCCTTCTGAGCGCACTGGTCCTGTGAATGTTGTGTTAGCCATGTGATTCTCCTGTCGTGGCAAATGTCAGACGCACCATGCGGCTGTCAGGGATATTGAGACAATACATCACATCGTTTTAAAAAGAAAGAGGCGATCCGAAGACCGCCCCTTAATCATAACATTCTGGAGAAATGTTATGCTCCTTCGGAGCCAAACACACCACGCCAGTCGGTGTAGCCGAAGCTGTAACGCTCACGCACTTTATAGCGCACGTTGCCAGTCTCGAAATCACCTTCCATGCCTTTTTTCATAGGCGAGCGTTGGAACATTTTCAGTCCATCAGGAACGTCAGTTGTGACGAAGAACCCGTCTGCGTCTGTCAGACGGCGCATCACATGATAACCTTTTGGCAGGTAACCGCCAGAACGGATAGCATTGATGTCGTTGTCCGCAGTGCCAACGCGAAGCTGGGATTCCAGCAGGCGCTCTGCAACAAACGTGTAGGCCGTTGGGATAACCAACTGCATACCTTGGGCAGCAATCCGAAGACCACGATCATCCTTCATATCCGCGATTTGGATAAGAATGGCTTCAAGTGAAACTTCTGACAAGTCAGCCGCTGTGGCTAACGTGTTAGACTGGTTGCCGTTCTGCGTTGGGTGAGTTTGGCTCAAAAGAGTAGTGCCATCTCCACCGTTTGCAGTTGTCGCGTTGTTCAAGACGTTAGCCGCTTTGATTTCCTTAGTGGAAGCCATAGAACGGGCAAGAGCCTTGGTGTAGCGAGAAGCAATTGAGCCATACTGGCCGTCTTCTTCAGCTTCCTCAGTGATTGAGAATGCCAAAGCAACTGTTTCGTGCTGGTAACGCGCAGTCCACTGCTGGCCAGCGTCATCATAAGAGATGGCTGAACCTTCAGATTTAGTTGGAGCAGAGCCAAAACCGGATAAAAGTACGTCCTCCTCGAATGCCTTCTGAGAAGTATTCGATGCGAAGACCGCCGCATATTCAGCAGGGTACTGGTCGTATTCTAGGCCAAACAAGGTGTTTAGACCCGGCTCAAGCATTTTAGCAAAACTTGCTCTATTCATAGCCATGATTTAAATCCTTCCTTAGATCCCGGCGCTATCTTTAAGAAGATGCTCATTGATGAGAACTTCCATGATAGCATTCGCACCAAACGCATTGTCTGGTGCATGGTAAAGCGCAAGGATCTTGCAGGAAGCAGCTCCCGCAGCCATTGTGCCGCTCAGTTCAAAACCAGATTGACCTGTAAGGGTCGAACCTGCGCCTGCAACAACATCGCAACAATTGCCAATGTTTGTTTGTGCAGTCGTACCAGCAGACTGGGCTTTAAACACAGTCATTGGGCCATCATATACATGAGCAATGATGTCCGTAGCTACTGTGCCTGACGGCCAGTATTCACTGTAGACGTATGATCCGTCTGCGGCTGTATATGAACAACCATCAAACACACCAATGTTATTTACTTCAGTAGCAGTATGCGGTGTCACAACACCATCAGCAGTAAGAATGCAGAGATCACCTTTGAAGATGTTTTCTGCAAGACCACTTGTGATGGTATACTGATTTGTGCGTGGTGCATTACCGCTCATGTGACGAATTGGGACAAACCCAAAGGCAGCATCAACATTTGCCATTTTTTCGCTCCTATAGCGTTAAGGTTAATCGCTCATGGCAGATAAAGATCTGCCGCGACTTGTTTCGGACCTACGATCCTGATGGATCGGTTGTCCATGACGCCGTCCTAACGCATCAAGGTCACCTGCAACGGATTCGTTTTGCTCACCATTCTTGTTAGAATAGTATTCCTTCATTGCCAAATGCCGTTCTTCTGGCATTTCACAGAGCAACATTCCTTCGATGCCTGTACAGCCTTGCCACTGCCCGTGATTGATAGTCGGAAACAACTTACTCATCACAGTTTCAGCTTTACGCGGTTCCCACCCTTCACGCATACGTTTGTACACGTTATCTGGCGTATCTTTCCCTTGAATCGAGGTCGCTACCCACCGTTGGACATAACCGGGACGTGCTTCGGGTGCATCCAAAAGTGCTGGGGGTTTCCATGCAGTCATAGGACGTGAGTCCTCATCGCGCACAGAATTACGAGCTTCGTCCGCACGAACATTTCTTTTCTCAGTCATGATTATTGTTCCCTCTGTTGACGACGAATTTCGGCTTCATACTTTTTAAGGCCATTTGCGTCATTAATTCCAAGTTCCCGTGCCATTCTGAGATGATCTTGCGACATCCTCACTCTATTGCCCTTGTAGCTAGAACCGCCTGTAGTGGGGGCGACTGGTGGTCTACTTTTTGTTCTAGGTTTACTTGGACTTGATCCAGAAGATAACTCAGGAAATACTTTTTGTAAACGGTTGTTTAGGTGGTCGTAATATTCGTCCGAATTTTTGTCGAAACCTTCGAGGTCAAGTTGGACATCAATAGCACGGGCCGCAGCCGTCTCTCGTTCAAAGCCAGCGGCATTAAACCAGTTATTTTGCTGCCACCAATTCATAGCCTTGGGGGGAGCTGGGTTTTGTGCAGCTTGCTGTGCGCGGCCCACTGTAGGGGATGCGGCAGCGCGTTGCTGGCTTTGTTGCTTCTGCATTTCTGCAATACGCATAGCCGCTCGCATGTCGGCCATTTGCTCTTGGAAGTTAACCTGCGCTTCGGTGTCGCCCTCCTCCACAGCCTTGTGTAAAGCCTGCTTTGTTTGAGCGTAACGCTGATTAAACATATCCTCAGAAGATTTCTGTGATCCTTGCTCCAAGCGTTCCAGACGTTTCTGGAGCTGTGCGTTTTGCTCCTGTATCTCTCTGGCTTGGATCTCAGCCTCACGGCGCTGGCTTACGAGCTTCTGGATGCGCTTCTGAACCTTGGGGCCATAGTCTGGCTCCTCTTGCTCTTCAGCAACGTCCACAGCCTCCTCACGGGCCTCCTGTACGGGATCGTCAATTACTTCAATCTCGAAGTCATCAACCTCACCCTTGGCCTTTTTAATTTCGGCCTCGATTTCATTCATGATGTCATTTTCTGCCATTGTATCATCCTATATATGCGGCGACATCAACGCCATCTGGCAAGATCGATGTGATTTCATCATCGTTCAGCAGAAGGAATTTAACGCCCTTGATAACAAGTTTCTGACCAGCATATTTTCCATAGGTTATGCGATCTCCGACCTTGGGAGTAACTTCGGTACGCCAGCGTTCACCAGTGTCCCTGTCCCGATATGCCAAGTCGCCCAAGGCGCAGACCGCGCCATGAGCTGTCAGGTATTCTTCATTATCTTGTGATATTGTTGGGAGGTGTATCCCACTCGCGGTTTTTCTCTTAACCTGATTAGGCTGGACTAAAACCTTCCAATTTAAAGGTATTGGCAGTTGATCCGAAGTTATCGTGGCTTCAGTATCTTCGTCGGTAAAAGTTTTATCATGTTGATGAGACATGTCATTCATCCTCTTCGTTTATGTTTTTAATCGTCTCGCGGATAATCTCAGATGCTTGCATTAAGCCCTCTGCGATCCCTACGTTTTTTTGGTATGAGCTAAAGTCGGACATCCGACCATCGGCCATACTCTCAGCTATCTCCAGCCTTTGTTTGTCCAGATTTTTCCTGATCTGCTGAAGCAGGTCGCTTATTGTCATCTTTGACGCCTCCACGCATGGATACGCCAGTGACGTGAATAGTCACATCTTTTTTTTCCTCTGACATTTAGTATCCTTTCTTAGTGTAGCTCTTCTTTACAGCTTTTTTCTTCTTCTTAACAACTTTCTTTTTCATTTTTTTTGCTCCTGACATTGATACGTTCTTTCCTTCCGACATTAATTTTCCAAAACTTGCGCGGTTCATTTATACATTCCCCGCTGATAATTCACGGGCTAAGATCTTGAGCGTATCGGCAAAGCCCTTGTCCAGCTCTTTAGCCGCCATAGCAAACTTGCGTGGCGATACGTCATCGCTATCCAAGCCACGCCGCTCTAGGAAGCTCTTCGCTGCCCTGATTTCTGCCTGCGCTACGCGCTTAACTGCCGCTCTAGCCATCTTGGCCTCCTACTTGATCTAACGCACCATAACCTGTCCCAGCGCCAACTGCCAATGGCACGGCGTATGTTGGAATGCCTTTTTTCATTATAGCATCAACAAGCCTTTTAGTTAAAGGCAGAGCCGTAACGGCCTCTAATGCTGATGATGTCTCTATCACTTTTCCTACTAGCTGTGCGTCTGGATCATAAGATTTTGCTATATCAAGTAGGTTGCTTGGAGCGATTTCACCGTAGAAAGCCCTGTGACCCTCAAGATCGCCATAGGTATATTTCTTGACCATCTCTGGGTTTGGCAAAGTGATGTAATCGGCCCCGCTTTCAATAGCATCCATCAATTGACGCTTTAAGGTCATGTTAACCCATGTATCTGTGCTTTCAATGAAAGGTGCGCCAGTCTTGGTTTTTGAAAAGTTTTGATTGTCGAACCTTTTGAGACCTGACGATAATGAATCTATTTTAGGGACGTTTTGAGCATATGAATTAGCCCAATCAACATAATCAGAGGGGATATTGTCAGTTGTGAATATGTATTGAGCGAAATCATCTAATTCTGAACGATAGTTGCTCATATTTCCCCTGACGTGGCCAAAGAACGTGCGATTATCTAGTAGTTGGTCTGGTCGCCAAACCTGACCATCTCTAACATTATTAATGTCAACGCCACTTTGTTTGTTTTTAAAGTCAGCTATAATTTTTTTGTAAATTGCAAGTTTCTCTGGATATTGCTCTCTGCGGAATACAGTACCCAACCCGACATCATCACCAAATACAATCCTATTCAGATCATCTTCAGCACCCTTTATTTCGTCACTAAGTTGCTCAGATAAATAACGGTATTCACCCATTTGGATTTCTTGTTCACGAGTTCTTGGAGTATATTTTGTTACTTCCCCAGTTTGCTTGTCTTTATCTCTAAGGGCTTGAGCGGCATCAGATTGGATTTCTCCAACGTGATACGCTGTCCCGCCACCATCGACAGGAAACTCAGCCGTTCTGACGTGAGCAACTAAGTTTGTATCTCTTCCAGTTTCCTCAAAGTGAGTTTCTTTGAAGTAATCATCAGGCAATCTGCCTGTCGGATCTCTGAACTGATATGTGGTTTCTGCTGTATTCGTACCGCCTGATGGGAAGTATTTTGTGTATTCTAGTTCGCTTGTATCAGCAGATGCTCCTGCATCACCAAAGATCATTCTACCATAAAGCTCTGGATCGTATTGCTCCATTTCATCCAACTCTTCCTGTAATGACTCACGGGCCATATCATTAAAGTCAGGAGCGTCAGCCTCTATGGCTGCGTCTTTATCAGAATAAATAGACCATTGCTTGTTCATTGGATTATAGTCTCCAATCCAACCATCAGGATATTTTTCAGCCAATGCTGCGCCATCTTCAACGCCATCCATAAACTCTGCGATTTGATCTAAACCCTCATAATTTCCAGCAGCTACATAGTCAGATATGCTTTCAAAATCAGTGCCATATTCCCAATCTTGTTCAAAGTTTTCTCGTAACAGATCAAACCTGTCTACAAGATTGTCATCTATGTAGTTTTCCACAGCCATACGGGTGTCGCCACCCTCTGATCTCAAAACGCCTTGCGCTATTTTTCTTTCTGCTTCCACTAAGTCTTTATTCTCATTTAGGTATTGTATCAGTTCAGTCTTAGTAACGTCTGTGCGACCTTCAAAAGCCTCATCAGCTCCAGACCATTCCAGCTCTTTAGCTTTAGCGCCGTTCTTTAGCATCCACTTCTTCAGAGATTTGTACGCACCCTTTTCTTGTGGAAGATTCTCCGCTGCCTTCATTGATGGGCTAAAGGTAGGAATATAACTATTGTTACCAAAAGCGCCTGTCAGCGCACCCATGTCTGTCTCTTGGCCCACGCTCACATCATTAAGGACACCGTACTGCCTCTCAGCTTCAAGCGCCTCTTGGATCGTGGGCTTGGCTTGGTTAAAGACAGTCGGAGTGGCGTGTTCCTTTAAGTAATCAAGATCAATCCTACGGCGCATGGATTGATCTATAGGCTCTCCAGTAGCAACTTGGATTATAAGATCCGCTGCGCGTTCTTCTGCTTCTGTTTTGGGTATCGGCAAATTGTATCTTGCGTACAAATCACGCAATTGATCAGCATATTGAGCATCTGAGATTTGGTATACTGGACCTTTTTCTTTTCTTATGCCAGCTAAATACTCTTCAACCACGCTTGGGGGCTGCCCTGACTCCCTAAGAGTTTGCACACCCAATCGAACAGACGGATCTTGATACTCTGGGCGACTGTCGAGTGCTATATCAATGCGCTCATTTAACATGCGATCATACGCAGCGTTGGCTTCATCTATCTCGCTGAAGTCAGCATCCGTAAGCTCCAAATCATTTAAGAGTTGGTCATCTTCTCGCGTAAAGGCCGCTGCACGGTTTCGAGCCACTAACTCTTCCAACCCGCCGTTAAACCAATCAGTGTTTATTGGCTGCACAACATCATCTGGAGCCAAATCTTCATCCAAGATTAGATCAGCTACAGCGTCATCCATTTCCGCGTCTGTAAGTTCGTCTGGCTGTTGGGCGCGAAGACGCGCACCCAGCTCTTCCATTGATAGACGCGGTGCTTCTATCTCTTCAAAGTTGGCTATGGGTATGAAGTCATCGTCAACGGCGTCCAGTTGCTGTTGTTGTGCTGCTAAAGCGCCAAATTGTGGCGTATCTGCTGGCATGTCGGGGGTAATTGCCGCTGGCGGTTCAGGCAATCTTTTTGCCGCTGTGGCAACTTTGGACGCCTTTCCTAGCCTGCTAAATATGCCTAGATATGGAGCTGCATATACCTCTGCAAATTCAACACCAGCCAATAGATCTCTGGAAAGCCTGTCTTCTTGGTTCTCGGTCTGAAACGGCATTTGCTCTGCCACAAAGCCAGCCCCAGCTCCCAATCCAGAAACAATGGTGCTGAACAACCCAAGGCCAGCGTCAGCAATGCCACCATAAACATATTGAGCGCCCTTTGGCCCACCGGGGTAAAAAGCCATCTCTGGCATCATAGTTGCCACGCCTTGCCCCGTAGCCGCATTTTTAAACATCTGACCAGCGTTGCTTAAATATTCGCCTGCCACATCAAAGCCGTAGTTGCTTAGAGGCTTTTCTTTTTGAGTTGCTGTCGGTGCTACATATCCAACGGGGTCTGCGCGAGGAACCATAGGGTTTTCAGCGTAATAATTAGTTAAATAATCAGCATATGCCTGCGATGGGATGTTCGGGCTTCCATCTTCATTGAATGCACCGTCTGCAAATACTCTTTCAGCCATATCACCACGCCTTACATGACCAGTATCTGGCCTTTGTTTTTGGACCGGGTTCATCACAGTTGTGACGCGCCCTGAAGTTAGATCTGCGGCCCTTCTGCGTTTTCTTGATGGTCATTTTAGGATCGCCAAAGGTAACGCGCTTAATCTTATCACCGTCCGTCACATATACCACAGACTTCTTCTTGCCGTAAGAAGTTTCGCCCTTGGATATGCGGCGTGGGTTGTTCAGCTTGACGCTCTTACCTTTGTAGGTTGCCATTACTAGCTGGCCATCTTCTTAGCTGTAGCCGACAAATCCTTCTTGTGGACTAGAAACTTGCTGGAGGCAGTGTGCTTTGCGCCAGACATAACATTGCCCTTGGCGTCCTTGTGGGTAGCGCCCTTATGCTCTTTGCCGTTCTTAAAGTAGTGCTTAACGCCTTTAGCCATTATGCTGTTCCCTCTATGATTTCGTCTTCAATTTGCTGCTCTATGGCTTCGTCTTCAAGATATTCCTGCATGGCGTTGTGCGCTACAAGTTGTTCTTTCAACATTTCTACATGCAAAGAATCAATCTGGTCTTGCTTGATGATACCCATTATGCTTTCCTCGCCTTCTTAGGCTTCTTCGCGGTCTTAGCCGCAGCCTTAAACGCGCCCTTGGCTGGTGCGCCCTTGGCCCCAACCTTACGCATTGTCTCGCCAGATCCAGCCTTGATGCGTTTCTTCTTTGCTGCAATGTTGGCGTATAGTCCCGCTGGTTTTTTCTTTGGTTTCTTAGCCATTAGATGCCATTCTCCTCTGGAAGTTGCTGATCGTCAGATGGTAGCGTACCAAGGGCAATGCCTCCTAAAGGAACACCAAACATTGTTGTGCCACCGCCAGCTATAGATCTTTTAGGTCTAGGCTCATTAATCCAGCTTGTGCTGCTAAATCCGCCAGACGCCTCTTCAATTAAATCAAGAGCCTGCTGTTGGGTTAAGTCACCACGATCAACAGCAGTCCATATGGAGTTTATCTTGGTTTTATTGTCTAGGCTTTTATTGTTGAAAAGACCTCTTATGCCTTCCCAGACAATTGATTGTGTTTCTCTAGGTAAAAGCCCACGATCCGCACCAACGGCCCTGTAATCGTCTGCCGTCAAGCCGTACAAGCCTTTTGCACCCGTAGCCTTAGAAGACCCGCCAGCCATTCCCAGTCCTTGCGTTGTCAATTGATCAGACCCAGCTAATGGCCGCATCAACCCAGCAGCAATAGCATGAGTGTCAATTGTAACATCGCCCATATCTGAAAAGGGAACTTCTATATTGTTGAAAAAGTTTCTGACTTTGTGTCTATCGCCCATTGCATCGGAAATGGATCTAAAATCTCCATTGCTTTCGATTGCTTTTACAGCCTTTTCAATTTCACCAAATCCACCCCAACCAATGTTTGCAGGGACGCCTTTCCCTGTCAAAACAATATCTGCAAGGTCACCTTCTGGAGTCAAAGCGCGATAGGTTTTAGGGTTGTGAGCTTCATCATATGCTCTAACCCACATTGCTTTTTGCATTGTGTCTTCGAGTTCGTCGTATGTTTTTCCTTTAATGCTTTCCCATACCTTTGCATTGCCTTTATCTTTAAAGGCTGGATACTTATCGGCCACATCCGTCATTTCAGATGACCAAGGGAAAGTTCTTTTACTAATTACCGCATCAGCAACACGCTCTGCCAAAGAGGCATTTTTAAACCAGTCCATTTGAGGGGACAGAGCTGCAATTGCTCCAGACATAGACGATCTAGGTACACCGTACTTGATTGCAAGTTCTTCAGAAAAACGATTTGCACCAACATACCATAATTTTGCCCGGTCTTGGAATTGGGGTGGTAGTTTATCCATGACCCAATTTAAATTTTCTTTTTGCATTGCGCTAACAAAATCAGCAGCATCTTCTGGAGGTAAACCCTGTATACCAGCGAAACCGGGGAAATATGTTTCGTTATCAACATATGGGTTTTTCTTATCAGGATTCTTTCTAGCGTTAGTTAGAAAGTCCATATTCTTTTCTGTTGTGCCGCCAGCGTCCATAGCTGCCTTATCAATCACAAGACCGCCGCTGTATACTTCTTCAGCAGGAAACACGCCGCCTGTTTTTTCTGTTCCCACGGTAGGAACACGGGTTGATATTCGACCAGTTGGGCCAAAACTTGGATCTGCGCCGGGAACTCTATTTGTAGATAATTGGCTTATACTCCCAATTGGATTTCCTAAAAGATCAGTTGATCCTACTTTTTCAGCAAATATATTGCCACCCATAGAACCTAGCGTACTAGGGTCATACGTTGGCATAGCATCAACGATTTTATTAGCGCCACTAGCAACACTTCTAGCCCCTGCCATAATTGCTTTTTGGGCAACGTCACCGATACCGGGGACTAATCCAATGATTGTGGCCGCAGCTCCAACGCCGCCAAGAATGCCGATCAAGGCATAGTTGGGATCGTCTTTTTCAAGCTCACTAGCAATCATATCGACTGTTTCGTAAGCACCCTTAATATCACCAACAACAGGAACGAAATCAAGCAGGAGGCTTTTATCCTCTGCTGTTAGTTTCATAGATTGCTTGCCGACAGGAGCGTTTACAGGTCTAGGCGCATTTTTTGTAGACAAACCACCGATTCTAGCCATTACGTTGTCACCTTCTTCTTGCCGTATCCAGACGCATAGGTGATCGCGCGGCCCTGCTTGGTTGCTTCGGCTTTAGTCTTGTAGACCTTGCCCTTGCTTCCCCAGCGATAGCCGCCCTTGACCTTCATCACAGGCATATCAGCCCCCCAGAAGTTTATTCATCATCTCATGGACGTTGCCGCCGTCGAGCTTCATGACTTTGACCTTGACATCATTGCCATCTGGCATCTCCATCATTTCTTCGTCATCGTACTCTTCTTCGTACTCTTCATCGTCATCGCCCATGCCGTGCTGGCACATCAGGAGGAAGTTGACCAACTGTTCGTCGCTCATATCCAAGCCGTCAGCATCATGGGCAAAGCCCATTTTATGCTCAAACATCTTGGCGTTGTCTTCCATGTTTTCTACGTTAACTTCAGCCATGATGGCCTCCTATCGCATTGGACGCGCTTGTGGGCGCATTGGAGCTGGACGTGCCTGTGGGCGCGTTGGGTTAACAAGACCTGCGGCAATTGCATCATCCATGCTCATGACGTTGGACGGGGCAACGGTCACGCCGCTTGATGGGCCATATGTTTCGCCGTCTTGGCTGGGCATCTGATTTTGCATTGGCAAGTTCATCTCGCCTTCGGACATGCCGCCCATTGAAACTTGATCCATTGGCAATCTAGCTTCGCCTTCTGACATTGAGCCAAAATTATTAGCTGGAGCGTAGCTAGGCATGTTGCCAACAACCGCCTCAAACATCTCGCGCTCACGGTCAGTAAGTGCGCCGCCAGCTTGAATGCGTTGGCCAATCATCATCAATTGCTCTGATGACTCCTGATCCATATCACCGGGGCGAATGTTTTGAAGAAATGTCATGACCAATCGGTAGTCTGGGTTTTCTGTGATATTAGGCATTACGGCCTCCTATGTTTTTTCTATGCTTACGATGTTTTCAACTAATTTGCTACCACTGAGTTTTGTCTGTCTCTGTATATCCGAAACGCTTCATCAATGTCTTCTTGGGTCATGTTGGGCATTTGTTGTTGTATGCCCGGCAGAACCTCAGATTGAAACTTCTCATACAACGGGCTTGCATAAACTATTGTGTCTGGGTCCATTGGGATTGGTTCATAGCTTGTCATCCGTTCTGGTTGATTTAAATCAGAAATTGGAACAACCGTCCCGCCGCCCATGCCAGTCTCAGGAGGCCAAGCTGCGGTAGGTTGTTGATTGCCATCATTGCCCATATTCAACGCGCCAATGCTGGCGTCTGTCATGGGGTCTTGCTTTTTGTTCTCTACATAAGGGACAAATCCGTCATCACCAAAATATCCCCTGTAAACACCGTCTTTCATATCTGCTTTTGCCCCAGCATTTAGGGCAGCTTGGTGCTGATCCATCATTGCGCGTCTGTCATTAATGCCGCCTTCAAGCATCTTTTCGCCAAGGTAACCGCCGACAAGTGGGATGGTCAGCCCCGGTAAGAAAGAGCTAAAGTAAGCTGGGTCGCTTGGTGGGATATTCTCAAGCTGCGACTGGCGTATCTTAAACTTTTGCAGCGCAACGGCATAATCTTGGTTTGACATTTTGCCTTGCTTTGGTGGGGCGTTGTTGCTGAAGTCATCAGAGACGCCGTAGATGTAATCTTTAGCTCCAGATTTATTGGTAATGAAGCCACCGCCCGTTAGGGATTGCCCAGTCGCCTCTTCGACTAAGTTTCCGCCAACGTATTTAGCACCATCAAAAGGTGTAAAAATATTGGCCAAATCTTCTCTGCCAGAGTTTACTGTTGTCAACGCGCCCAAATCTTCTTGGGTGAAAGTTCTAGGTTGTACACTAGAAGGACGGTTACCACTGATGTCTCTATTGGGGTTATCGTTGCTTGGGTCATTAGCCTGACCCACTGTCCCGTACCAAGTCTTTGCGCCAGTTTCAGCAGCGCCAGTAGAAGCCCCTGAACTATCAACATTTACAAGTTTACCACCACGGTATTCCATGTTGTCGTCGGGGGTAAAAAAGTTGGCAAGGCTTTCCTTTAAGCTATTAGTTGGTGGGTTTTTATCGCTACCGCTTGGTGTATTAGCTGAACCAACACCACCAGACCCACCACCACAAAATCCACCCATTATACCATCTCCACTTGCTGTTGCTGCGGTTGAGGCTGCTGTGGTTGCGATTGCTGCATCATGGCCTCTGTAATTGCGCCCAGCGCACCGGGTTCACCCCCACCCATGCGCCGCTTGATCTCCATAACCTTGTCGATCAGGTACTTGTTCATATCCATTGGGGGCTGACCCTGCGGCCCACCCTGCGGATGTGGCGGTCCACCCTCTTGTGGCAAACCGCCAAAGGCAGAGGGATCGACTGGAGGCAAATTATATTGTGGGGGGTACATTCTTCATCATCTCCATCTGGATCTTAGCTGCATTCTTCTCACGCTCTAGCTGCAAGTCAGCCTCCAGCCTCATGATCTTCGCCTGCATGTCTTGCTGCGCCTTGGCTGCGTCGATCTCCATGTCCTGACGCGCTTCAGCCTGCTTGATCTCAATGCCAGACCTTGCCTTGGCCTGATCTGCTTCGATCTGGGCCGTTGTACGGGCCTTCAGAGCCTCCGTCTCAAGCTGCGCGAGCTGCTGTGCATATTGCAGCGGATTGCCCTGCTGTTGGCCACCCTGTCCGCCCATGCCTACCAGTGCTTGGATTTGCTTCATCTGAGGAGCTGCCGCCACAACTTGAGCTGCGCGTTGGCTAATCAGAAGATCCATCTGTGGGTCAACCTCACCAAACCTGAAGTCTGGGTCTTTGAAGTTTGGCATTGGCGGCATCTCCATCTGGATGCTTGCCTCCATGCGCTGACGGTACAAAAGCGCGATATGCTCTGCGATGTGAGCGATCAACACAGGCTGCATTGCCTTCGCGCCGGGATTGCCAGCCAAGGACGGATCTTGCAGGAACTGAATGTGAACCGCAATGTGCGCCTCATGATCTTGCTCTGGGAAAGCGCGGATTGGCTTGCCATAGAGAACGCTCATGTTCTCATCGATTACATCCATCTGAACCGCCTCTTCAGGCTTCTTTAGGATCTCATCAATGTTGGGTATTCGGATCGCCTCATACATACGCTTATACGCTTGGTATAGGTCATGAAGCTGCGGAGCTGATCGCGCCATTTCCAAGACAGCTTGAGCCTGCGCGATGCGCTGGGCTGTCGAGAAGATGTTAGGATCAGACACTGGAACAATGTCAATCCGGTCATCAAAGTCGGAACGATAGATAATCTCCGCAGCTCCTGCCTGCGAAAAGCTGAACTCATCGGGGAGATTCTCAGCGTTCAGTCCCGCAAGAAGTTTGAACTCTTGACCCTGCGCGTAGTGCAGGCGCTTGTGGATTGCGCTAAACGCCTTCGATCCCTGTTCGATCAGGGCGACAGTCGTGCCGACTGGGGCGTTTGGATTTGCGTCACCGATATTGAGATCTGCCGTGCTGGCAAACCGCTGACCCGCCTCGACCATAAAGCCAAGCAGGTTGAACAGGGAGCTTGATGGCTCCTTGAATGGCAGCGGCATGATTGCCTTGTTCACGTCATCAACTGTGCTGTCGAGATCAATAAACTCGCCGGGGCTGATTTGCATGTCGCCGCCCTGAACACGGCCACGCAGCTTAAAGCCACCCTGCATGTTTGCGAATGCGGCACTGTCGAGGAGGGCGCGAAGAGATCCTGTCGCTGCTTTGCCCAAGCCGCCGATCATGTGGTACAGACCGAAGCCATAGAAGCCTAGACCGGGCAGGAACTTATAGCTCACAAACCAATCGCGGCGTTTCTTTTCTTCGTCTTCTTGCTTCCAGTTGCGGCGGATGGCCACCACGTTCTGGTTTTCATAGTCAATTGTGATCACATATGGGATGGCCACTGCGTTGTCATCGACATCACCGTCATCCATTTCCTCGCCGTCAATGCCGTCAAACAGGTCATAGACGTGCATCTCAAGCAATGTCATCACATCGTCTTGGCTGTCATCGGACTGGTCAACGCCTTCAATCTCACCGATCACATCGCCTGACGGATCTAGGCCATCGCCGCCACCGTACTTGGTCGGCAGGTAGTATCCGTTTTTAACGTAGCGATTGAAGTCATTCTTCGGCATACGAATGACGTGGGTGTAGCGGGGTGACGTGTAGAGGTCTTTGCTCTCTGGGGCCACGACAAAGTCTTCAGCCTTAACAAACTGGCTGCACTGGCGATCTAGGTTGGCGTCCCACCATACTTTCTTGAACGTGTGACCGATCAGCGGAAGGTGGAATAGCATCTGATCCAGATCAGGGAAGTATTCGGGCATTTCCTGCGTGATCTGGTAGTTCATGTATTCGCGGACGCGGCGAGCTTGCTCTTCTAGCTTTTCGTCTGGCGTACCAATGATGACCGACTTGACCGGGCCACCTGACGGGTACAGCTCTGCTATGGCTCTGGCGTTAAACTGGGTTGCGGCTTCAGCGATCAGCGGGTGTACCACGATTGACAGTCCGCGTGTCGCACGTTCATCTTCGCCGTCAGCCATGCCGCCATCGGGGTCTAGGGTCTTTAGCCCTTCCTTGTAGCGTTCCTCCCACTCAGCACGGGCTGCGCGGTCATTCTCGTAGAACGTCACAAGCTCTTGCGCTTTTCGGGCAAGCTCTTTTTCGTCGATAACTTCGGCTAGGTTTTGGTCGAACTCTGCGTCATCCAGCTCATCCATGTAGTCCAGCTCTGGATCTCCGATCAGGACATCGCCATCGGCAAGTTCTTCGATCATGAGTTCGTCGGCTGGAGCGCCTTCGGCAAACGGGATAATATTTTCTAGTTCAGCCATAAAGGGTCATCCTTTGTTTTTCTACTGGTTCGTCTTCTTCTGGGTCTTCGCTATGCCCAACGAACCAACCTTTTCGCAATCTTAACCACGCTTGGGTGCATGTGTCCACTACGTCATCATTCGGATGCGCTGGGAAGGCAGCACATATGTCTATTAAATCTTTAGCCCATTTGCGGCTGCTTGGGTAGAAAATTCTTCCATCTTCCAACATCGCGCTCGAAGCGTGGGCGCGAGCTTCCTTATCACGGTCAGGAGAATATGCCAATACGGGGACGCCAGCCATGCGGAGATCCTGCAAGAGAGACTGGCCTGACGCCTTCTTCTCAATCAGAACTGCGTCTGGCTCCCAGAGATCGTATGATTCCTGTGCGATCCTGCGGAGGTCTGGATAGCTGACCTTGTCGTACCACGCCTCCAGCACGATGGCGCACATGACGCCCTGATGGCGAAACACGCCCCAAGTGGTTCTGGCGCTAAAGCTGGAGCTTTCCTTTGCCTCGAAGGCTGTGTCCCATGATTGCAGGACGTATTCGATATTGTTGGGCATGTCCTCGCTTTCCCAAGGAACCCACCAGCTAGATTTGAGGATACCGCCGCCCTTGGGGCTTGGTCGCTGCTGTAGCTGCCCAGCGGCTGCGTAGGAGCCAAGAGAACGCTCTAGGGTTGTCAGGGTGTGTTCATCGATCCTTTCGGGCCAGAGAAGCTCACCCTCCTTGGTGCGTGGATCTGTGAAGCCAAGGCTTGACCTTATTGGATTTGGTGAGCCAATTTCGTATCGCGCTGGGATACATAAGTGATCCCACTCATCGCCAAGCTGGTTTGCTAGGACGTGGCCCGTCAGGTCTTGTTCGTGCAGGCGCTGCATGATTATGACGAATGCGCCTGTCTTGGGATCGTTAAGGCGTGTCTGCATGGCCTGATCCCACCAATCTAGGACGCCTTCACGCACTTTGGCGCTGTCGGCTTCGACGCTATTGTGCGGATCATCGATACAGATGATGTCGCCACCATCCCCGGTTAGAGCGCCACCAACTGATGTGGCAATGCGGTAGCCTGTTGCATCGTTTTCAAACCTTTGCTTTTGGTTTTGATCGTCGGTCAGCTTAAACTTGTCACCGAAATGAGTTCTGTACCACGGGCTATCGATCAGCCTTCGGCACTTGGTGCTGTCTCTGATCGACAGGGAGCTTGCGTAGGATGCGTAGAGGAACTTCTTTGACGGTTGCGTGGCCCACGTCCATGCAGGCAGCACAACGGCCACTGACAGCGACTTCATGTGCCGGGGCGGCACGTTAATGATCAGGCGCTTGATATCGCCATTAACTACGGCTTGGAGGTGATCGCTGATTGCATCGATGTGCCAGTTGTTTTTGAACTCAACGCCCGGTTCAATCGTCGGCCATGCTGCTTTCGTAAACTCCCTCAATGATCTCCGGTACTTTTCCGCCCTGACTTCCTCCAGCGTAAGATTGCTCAAAAGCGCGTTCAATTGCTGCGAGTTCATGAGTACCGATCCTTGTGAGGTCGAGGGTTATGGTTTTTTCCTCGTGAATTTTTGTTTCTGTCTTATCCACCCAGCCTGCGCGGTTCTTCAGGAAGAAGATGATGGCTGTGTTGTCTCGTTCTACGGTGGCATTCTCGAACAGAGCATTGGTTACAGCATCTATGCCACGGGCCTGCCCTCTTTTTATAGCTTCTGAAAATTCTGAATTTTCTGACTGATGAAGCATGAAAGTTGACGTGTGAATACCCAGCATTCCAGCGCATTGTTCTTTGGTTAGACCCTTTGCCATAAGGCTTTCAGTCTTCTCTAAGACTTCGTCGGTAATATCAAACTTTGGTCTACCGACTGGATTTTTGGCTTTTGCCATTCCTTGACCTTTCTTTTCAGTGGTTAGCTGTATTTTGGGAATGTAGATCAGATCTTTAAAAAAAGAAAGACCCACCGTTGCAGTGCGAAACCTAGCCGGGTGGGTCTAGTTTAATGATGAGGTCACAGGCATGACCCAATCGAGCAGTGTGTTTTGGCTATCACATTGCGAGCATTATTGGAATGGGCATTTATTTATTTCATCAGCTTTTTTCCAGAACCTTTCTCTTTTAACATAAAAATCACGGGAACCATCAAAAATATTTTTTACAAAGTTCATGCCAGCTCCAGAGCTTCTTATGGCTTTGAATTTATCTTTATCTACCAAATGATGTCGAATTTCTATTTTACGATCAGTCATGGGGTGCAAGATAGCCATTGGCGTTAGCGGTTGAATATTAAAATTTTGCACTTTTTCATTTTGCTCCACCATATAGTTCATATGTGTCGCGGTTTGAGTTTTAAATTGCATTACTCCCGGCAGTAAGGTTAGGCCGTTCAATGTATCTGATTGGCTCCAAGTTGGCTGGGTAAATGTAAAGTAAATTAATTCTCTGGTTTTGATTGCCCAAGGAGATAAGAATTTTATATTTTGTCTATTCTTTTGAGCAAACCCGCTCCACTGTTCTTGTTCATGTGACCCTGAGTGTAGGTCAAAGTCTTCATTAGATGCAGTCCAACCATAAAAATTATTTCCAAAGTTGATTGGGTTTACATTTATTTCAACTTCCCCCCACAGCGGAATTACGATTCCCTTGGCATAATAATCAATAAACCCTTTACAATATTTTATTGTTGCATCGTTTTTTTTATTAAATTTGCTTTCATTTTTCCACCATTCTGGGATGTATTTATGTGAGTAATCTATTTTTGCATTATTGTAAGCGAAGTGGCTTGATGTGTAGCAATCCAAAAATATAGGTTTTTCTTTTTTACTTTTAAAGAACACAACTATCTCCTCACATTGCTAGTAATATGACAAGAACTGCGGCTATTAGAACTACGAATGCTGTGCCTGCCATCATTTCTTTTGCCCATCCTTCTGGCTTTTCGTCGTGTATATCGACGTGACCACGCAGGCTGACTGAGATCCACTGGCCTTTCTTTGCTGGCTCTTCGCCTCTTTGTGTGTGGACCCAGAGGTCTGGATTTCCCAGTCTCTTGCTTGATTCTAATTTTACCCAGTCTGGGATTTCTGATGTGAAGCCCTTGAACTTCCAAGACTTAATAATCATGATTGATTTCCTTTATGCTTAGTGCAGTATTTTTTCTGCTGTTGCGGTAGCGGCTCGTTGCATAGCTCACCCATAAACATCCTGCCTTCGTCTATGATATATCTCTGACAGGTTTTGTATATTTCCTCTGGGGGTTTTGATATGACTGGGAGATACCATCCTTTATTTTTATTGATTTTAATTTTCACGTTAAGCCACGCGCTTATTTTTTCTTCCGAAACTTCTTTTTCCCGAAGGGCATTGACCAATTCTTTGACGCACATTTTGCCAGCATTTGGTGTGTCCATCATTTTTTGTTGGCTGACATTTTCCAAGAACTCATCAAAGGTCATGTGGTTGGCGGGGATATTTTTGATAACATTTTTGAGCCGTGCTGAAATAAACAGGTCGCCCATTGTTGTGGCGTTTTTTCCAAGCTCAAATACTTTTTCAAACCTTGCCCCCATTGCAATTCTAGCCCTTGCTCTTTCCCTACCTACGCCTAGCTCTTCGCCTATTTCGCGGAGAAGTTTGCCTGACCGCCTAAGTTCCAGTGCGTACTGATTAAGTTTGGCACTTCTGTTATTAACGACCATCATGTCTTATTCCTCCTCGAATACTTGATTGCCTATTTCGATGGGCAATTCGATTGTTGTTATTCTAAAGTTGCACTTTAGGCAGGCGCGCCTGCGCTTTACTGTTGGGAAGCCATATGCTTCGTGCGGCCTTGAGTCTTTGGCTTGCAGCTTAACGCGGCCCTTGCAGTTTGGGCAGTGGGTTACGGCTAGGGTCATGCTGCCTCCACTTCTTCTGGCATAAGTGACATATAAATATTGCTGTCACTTAATTTAGCTTTGAATATATCTGGGTGTGTAAAAAAACCACCAACAGAAACCACTGTCGCTTCTTTCCCAAAAAATTGGCAATGTTTGTTTGTGATAATTACTTTATCGTTAGGTTTTAACATTGGGTATTCCTTTCTAAATAACTATACTACACTATCTAGTACACTAAGTAGTGTAGTGCAAGTGCATTAGATAAAAAAGATTTAGGCCATGTTTAGCTTGACTGGGAGATACCATCCCTTGCGCCTGTCTCGCTCGCCTTCATCGAAGTTCCGCTCCCAACGTAGGACGTTCACTTCTTCGCTTTCTTCTGAGGCAATTATGCAGGCGACCATGACGGCTATGGGATCTCCACCACCGGGCCAGAGTAGGAAGTCATCTGGGCTGAAGCCCTCCATAGCCTTTCGAGCTGTTGTGATAGCTTTGGCTGGATTGAACTGCGGCTTGTCTTCAGGCTCGAAGACGATCTTGAGTTTACCGTATCTTGCTGCGTCTGTGAGGTCTGGTGTCCACCCGAACTTATTCTCTCTTGGTCGTGACACGATATAGACGGTGCTGGTCATTTTGTATTCCTTTCTGAGTGATGTTGAATTGCTGGTATCACGGCCTTGCACAGATATAAACTGTAAATTGATTAATGGCATTAACGTCATATTTATGGCATAGACCAAATCTGCCATAATTCATTCAACTGATACTCTTTATTTATATAGTATATATTATATTATTATTATTATTATTATATATATGTCATACTGTCATACCCCCCCCTTCTACTACACACAGGGGGGTACTAGGGGGGGGTGTAAAATAGTATTAGAGTACATGCCATAAATGCCATAAATGCCATAAATACTTAACGTGTTGGTATTGTTGAAGGAAACAGTGATTTTAGGCATGTCATAAATACTGCCAATAAACATGCCATAAATAAAAACCCCACCTTTTGAGGGGCGGGGTCATCGTGTGGGTGGCCGTTGATATGCATGTCGTTTGGCGCAGTCTGGTAGCAACGTAACCAATCAAAACAACCGCCATTTTCCCGTGGCTAAGCGTATTTTTATTAAGTTAAACCACCCACTGGGAACTTAAATCACACCTTATTGGGTGGGTAAAGTGTTATGTATTGCCGCCTTGAAATTTAATTGTCTCGACTTTTGCCTCTGGTTTTTCGGCAATAAGTTCTGCCCCACAACTGAGATACCCACAGCCATCCTGCCAATGATCTGCATTTTCGGGAGTTGACTTGATCCTAGCAATTTTCAGGAGGGTCATCATGACCCCAACTTGATGCGGTTCGATTGGCGTTTCCAAGAAAACTGACCAGAGTTTTGCAATCATAGTCAGGTTGGATTCCATGTCACCGTGCTGCGCTGCGCGATCTTTTGTGACGTACTGCTTTGCGGTGTCGAGGATCTCTGATCTTGTATATTTTGTCATTTTTTCTCTCCGACTAAATTGTATCTGGCGATGTAATCTGAGACGCCTTGGTAGGTTATTTTTAGGATGTTAGAGATGTCTCTGCGGGTCTTGCCCTCACCCAGCAGAGCTTCGATCTTTTCGGCCTTGGGTGGGAGGACAACATTGCGGCCATACTTTCCGAAGTAATCGGCTCCTCCTATTGTACCCCAAGTTTTTCTTGCACGGGCATTTTCTGCTTTTGCTGTCAGTTTCATTTGGTGGATCATGTTATTCATCTTTGAGTCCTTTCTCAATTAATTGGTGGGGCGAAGTATGCGAAGCGTGGACGCCCTCTGGCCCCTTGGTTTTGGTCGCGGCACTCAATGCCCCGGTCTGTCTGTAGTGCGTCCAGAACGTCTGCACGTTTGCGTCTGTCCATATTAGCGAAGGCTGAGACGCTGCGCGACAGGTCACGCTCAGTTAGTCCACCTAGTCCAGCCTTTTCGATACGGGCATAGACTGCCTTACAGGCTGCATCGAATGGGCCTTCGGCCATGTTCGAGCGGAACATTTCGATAGTTTGCTTGGCGTAGTAGTTAACGTAATCGATGCTCCACTGCATTGCGTCTGAACCGATATCATCTTGTCCCATTGATCGCGCCACGATTAGGGACAGGCGCATGGCGATCTCTCTAGATCGATTGTACATGGCCTCTAGTCCAGTGCCAGTTTCTTTCTTGATTGCGGCTACTAGACGCTCTTCGTAGTCGCGCAGGAGCTTCTTTGCCTCTGGGGTGAAGACAACTTCAATTGGGTGTGGCGGCATATCGTTGATGTTGCCTGCATCTAGGTCACCTTCGTGGGCGTTTGCGTGTTCCTTTGCCCAAGCTGACAGCCTATCAGAGATAGATGAGCGGCGCTTTTCTTGGGACATCTGGACGCCGATATCTGATTTGACGATCAGGAAACGGTTTAGAAGACCAGAAGCCACGTCACCACCACCGATTGCCTGCATGAACTCAGAGGGCGTTGACATGCCGACTAGGGTTAATGACGGGCGCTTAACTACGGTTTCGAGCTTTGCTGCCTCAGAAGACTTCATTGTGTTGGTTGCGTAGCCTTGCTGCCTTAGAACGCCGTCTTGCCTGCCAAAACATTCCATTATGGAGGTGAGGGCGTCTGCCTTGTGCTGCATTCCTTTTGCTGCGGCGGCTTTAAGCTGACGGCCCAGCTCATCAACTACAGAGACGTGGGTGGGCTTTTTTGTGAGGGTGGACATGACGCCTGCACCACTGGTGTATCCAGATGGGCCGATCAGCTCTTCTAAACCAGACTCTTCAAGCAGCTCTTCTAGGACAGTCTTTGTGTGTTCCTTACCAGATCCAGTCTCGCCAATGTTTAGGAAGTATAGGCTGGTGAAGTTTCGCTGATCTGTAACCCAGCGGCGCCCCATTGCCACTGACCCGAAAGCTAGGGCGCACTGAACAGCGAACTGTGGCTGGGGCTTGATGGCGGTGACAGTGTAGTAATTGACCACATCTTGCAGAATGCCGGGTACTGACAACAAGTCTTCGGGTACTGTATTTAGTGGTAGGTCCGCCTGTTTGGGCTTTGACATAATGTTGGCGGCTACCTTTGCGCCGTGTTCGATGGCCTCACGATCATATTCGTGGTTTGGATCTTGGGTGACGTTCATCATCTGGGCCGCGTCTTTAACTGCCTTGCTGACATTACCCATGTGTTCGTACTGACACCAAAGCTCGAAGGCATCGAAGGTGTGTGCCGAATCAAACGGATCTGATGCGTGGTGGCTATAGGCACGGCCATCATCGAACAGCTTTACGCCTGCCAGCTTTGAGGTGGAGTTTGGCGATAGGTATCTGCCACGGGATGTTGGCTTGTATCCGTACTGAACCAGCAGGGTGTGCATGTCGTGAGTTTCATTGAACTGGTCTATGACTGACGTGCCTTCACCCTTTGGGCGGGGCTTGCGGGTTGGCTGGAACTCTGCCTTCTTTTTCCACGGGCATATGTCTTGTAGCTGTGGTCGAAATTTATCCCAGTCACGCCATAGGGTCAGGAGCTGTGGCGGTAGATCTGGGAGGCCATCAAAGATCGACCTGCCTGCCCACTCATAGGGACGGCCAGTATCTGGGTGGATCGATGGGGGCAGAACGTCCTGCACTGAACCAGCTCGAAGCTCGAAGACCACTTCGGTCTTGCGTGGATCGTCTTGGACTGGCCACGATATCTTGTGGGTGATTAGATCGGGTGGTGCTTTAAAGATCAGCTTGCCACGATTTTCACGACCAATGATTTGGGGTGCGGACTGCATAAGCTCAGAGAAGTCGATGCCCAGCTCTTCAAAGATTATCTTTGTGTGTTCGACGTTATCTATATCAACAGCACAAGTGCCGCTGGCTCCATGTAGTAGACCTACATTGTGATTCGGATTCTGCTCGTAATACAGCCGCGCTGCATCAGGATCAGACAATGCCTTCTCTGGTTGCTGCCAGCCAAATCTCGTTGGGCCTTTAGAGCCTGCGGGGATCGTGACTAGATACCAGCCAAGTTTAGAGCAATAGTCTTCAACTGGGAATTTCATTCTGCCTCGCTTAGATATTCGCTAAGTTTTTTCCACGTTGTGAGGCTGATTTGCTCATTACCTGTGGCGATTGATTTAACAGTGGGGTGGGATAGGCCACACCGCTCTGCCACGACAGTCAGGCGGCGATCTTGGAGCGCGACCCTAATATCGTCTATTGGTATTAGTTTTTGCATTTTTCACCTTTTTTTGCGATTGAGTACAAAAATATCTTTACAGGCTGCAAATCTTTCTGTAAACCAATTTCTGTAGAGAGTGTGAAAAAGAGAATCGAAAGGAAATTGCAATGAGCAATATCGATGGATTGGCCTCCCAGTGGCTAGAAGTAAAGGCGTTAGAAAAGAAGATTATCGCACAGCGCCACGCGATAGAAGAGCAAATAACTGAGGCACTAGAAGCCAAGGGTGAAGGCTCCATTACCCACAAACTTGATGAGCATAAGATCACGCTGACACAGCCTGTGTCTCGCAAGGTTGACGCCATCGTTTGGGAAAAAATCAAACATAAAATTCCTGAGAACATGCACCCGGTGAAGGTGACATTATCGGCTGACGCGGCTGGCTGCAAATATCTGGTGGAGAAAGAACACCGGATGTGGGCCAAGATTGCTGATGCCTTTGAAACTAAGCAGGGCAAGATCGGCGTTAAAGTCGAAACCTTTTAATTGAAATCTGAAAAAGGAAAAATGAAATGCACATTGATCAAATAGCCACAACCATCACACCTGAGATGGCGAGTGAACTTCTTACAAAGAACTACGCAAACCGTAAGCTATCAAAGCCAAACTATACTCACTACATGACCGACATGCTAAATGGGTCTTGGCAGCTTAACGGGGAGACAATTAAGGTCGCCATTGATGGTGAGTTAATTGATGGTCAAAATAGACTGACTGCTTGCGTAATGGCAGGAAAACCTTTCCGAACTGTTTTAATCACGGGCCTTCCGAATACTGTAAAGAAGACCATCGACGGTGGGAAAAAGCGTTCGTTTAATGACCGCGCCCAAATGGACGGAACAAAGCACGGTGCAGCGGTGGGAAGTGCCATTAACTTTATGGCCAGCTTGGCTAATAAAACTTCCAGAAAAACGGCACTACTTACGCACAGCGAAATGTTTGAAGTATTAGAGATGCACCCAAAACTTTGGGATAGTGCGGAATTTTGCTATAAATGTTTTACTGGCATGGCAAGCTCTCTAACTGCGCTGCACTATATCGCGTCATCATTAGGTAACAAAGATGAGGCTGATTCTATGGTTCAAGTTTGGCGAGACGGACAAAGAACATATGAGAATGACGCAATGGTTTTCTGCCGTGAGTTCATGATCAGTGACAGCCAAAAACAAAAAAAGGCGGACTACAACTTTAGGTATTCCTTGTTGATAAATTGTTACAACAAGTTCCTGACTAAGTCGCCAATGACACAAGCCAGACTTCGAGCGGATCTAAGTTTCATCGATGGCTGGAACGAATATGCAATGTTTAAAAAGGAGAAGTGAAATGGAGAGAACAATGGATGAAATTTTAGATGAGGTGTTTGGCCTTGTATTTGGGAAGGATTGGTAATGGCTATTAATCTTAAATCACTGTCGAAGCCTACGGGCCAACGACCAATCATTGCCACGCTCTTTGGTGAGGGCGGCATGGGCAAGACCACTCTGGCTGCTATGTTTCCCAATCCTGTGTTTATCAGGACTGAGGATGGCACGGCCAGTCTGACAGGTAATGACAACGTCAGCATGTTTCCGCTGGCCACGTCCACTCAGGATGTTCTGGATGCGATTGAGGCTTTGGCAACGGAGAAGCACGAACACAAGACACTGGTCATCGATAGCATCACGCAACTGGCCACACTAATTGAAAGCGAAATTGTGGCGTCTGATCCGAAGGCAAAGTCGATCAACCAAGCGGGTGGCGGCTACGGCGCGGGATACAGCACGGCTGCTGAAAAGCATCGGCAGATCCGCGAGTGGGCTGGTTCGCTTGCCTATGAGCGCGACATGAACGTGATTTTCATTGGCCACGCCGACACTGAGACGTTGGACTTGCCAGACATGGACCCATTCGCACGGTACACGGTGCGGATGCATAAGAAGTCTATCCCGCACTACACTGACAACTGCGATCTTGTTGGATTAATCCGACTGAAGACATTTGTCCGTGGCGGTGAGGGCGACAAGAAACGTGCGATCAGCACTGGGGAACGCGAGATCATCTGCTTCCCACAGGCATCGTCAGTTACTAAAAACCGCTTCAACATAAGCGAACCTTTGCCGTTCACGTTTGACGGCGGCAACCCTTTTGCAGACTTTATAACAGAGTAGGAGAAACTCAAATGGACTTAAATGGATTTAACGCGCTGGAGATTGAACCAGCAACATCATACGAACCGCTGCCAGCGGATTGGTATAAGGTTGTCATCACTGACACCGAAGAGAAGCCAACCAAGGCGCAGACGGGTTCATACCTTCAGCTCACGATTGAAGTGATCGAAGGCAACCATGCGGGTCGCAAGGTGTTTGATCGCCTGAACCTGAAGAACCCGAACAGCGTTGCTGTTGAGATTGCCCAGCGCAGCCTGTCAAGCATCTGTCGCTCTATTGGGGTCAACAACCCGAAGGACAGTATGGAGCTGCGTGACAAGCCTCTGATGGTTAAATTGGCGGTGAATCCAGCGGACGGCCAGTACGGCGCGTCTAACGACATCAAGGAGTATGCAGCGGCCAACGGCGCAACTGCGTCACCAGCTCCTGCGGCTGCGGCGGCAACGGGTGGCACAGCTACGCCACCTTGGAAGCGATAGTTCTTTTCTATGATGGGGCGGCTGGTCTGCCCCATTTTGTGAATAGAAGGAGGGTACGATGCTAGAATATATCGTGATAGTTTTTGTTATTAACCTATCGTTAAACATGATGGGGGTGTTTCAATGAACCTTGAGCCAATGGCCACGCCAAAGACGATTGAGGCGATTTACCAATACTACAAAGACAGGCGCAAGAATGAGCATCGGCCCCACTTGGGCGGGAGCCAGATCGGCAACGATTGCAGCCGCGCTCTGTGGTATCAATTCAGACACGCTTGGCGTCCTAGCTTTGATGGTAGGATGCTTCGTCTTTTTGAGACGGGTGATCGTGAAGAGGATCGGGTTGTGTCGAACCTTCGAGCTGTCGGCGTTAAGGTCTGGGAGAAAGATCCAGAGACGGGATTGCAGGTTAGGTTCGAGGCTTGCGGCGGTCACTTTGCATTGAGCTTAGACGGTGTGGGTGAGGGGTTTAAGGAAAGCAGCAAGCCACACACGCTTGAGTTCAAGACGATGAACGAGAAGAACTTCAAGGCTCTGAAGAACCTTGGATGCAAGAAGTCCAAGCCAGTGTATTGGGCGCAGTGTCAGATCGGGATGCACTTGGCGGGGATCGACAGGTGCTATTTCTTTGCGGTCAACAAAAACACAGATGAGATGTACGGCGAGCGGATTAAGCTCGACAAGGCGGAGGCCAAGCTGTTGGTCAGCAAGGCTGAGAACATTGTGTTTTCGGCAACACCGCCCTCGAAGCTGCACGAAGATCCCAGCAACTGGCAGTGCAAGTTCTGTTCTTACTGGGCTGTCTGCCACGGTTGCAAGATCCCAGAGGTGAGCTGTCGGACGTGCAGCCATGTGACACCTGAGAAGGATGGAACGTGGACCTGCGCCAAGGGCAAGCCTGTTGAGACGTGCGATGAGCATTTGTACATCCCTCAGATCATGCCGAAAGATTTGGTTGTGACGGACGCTGGTGATGATTTCGTTGAATACGAGGATCAGGATACTGGCGAGGTCATCCGCAATCAGGGCAACAGCCAAGAGATATTCGACGGGAGGATGCAGTGATGGACCGCGAAGGATTAGGTGAAGTAATTGCAATCATGTTGGATGTTATGCCGGGTAATATCAGTGAAAAAGACATTTCAATCATCATGGTCAATTTCATCATTAATAAGAAAATGGCCAATCACTGGCCGCTAATAAATGAGTATATCGAAAACGGTTTGGTTGAGTTTTTGGTTTCTAAGGCTGTCGAGAACGACATGAATGGGCGGTTAATCCAAGACGCCGTTAAAGATGCGAATGATTTTCTGGAGGGAATTGTAAATGGCGCAGGGTGAAGAAAAGATCTTGAGCATCAGATTGACGCGATCAGAAATATCAGAAGCAAAGCAGGCGGCTGCGCTACGCTGGCAACTGGCACGGGCTAGTGGAGTTGCTAACCAGCGCAGAGACAATAGGTCAGACGGCGACATCGACCTTTTAGGCGTCAAGGCTGAGATAGCTGTGGCGAAGGCATTGCAGCTTCCATACAGGGCGTCCGCACTTGGGATCGATAGTGGGGCAGACATCTGGGCAGATGACGTTGGCATTGATGTGAAGTCTACATTTTATCAGACAGGCAAGCTGCTGTTTAAGTCTCTGGAAGCATTCGTTGCTGAGTATGCCATATTGGTTACGGCATCGGGCGAAGAGGATGTGATGCGCGTTATTGGCGGCATGGGCCGGGATAGATTTAAGACTGACGCAGTTCAAGTGGATCTTGGCCGGGGTCCATGTTGGGTTGCAGCCCAAGATACATTGACGCCGATAGAAGGTGTCTGGCTTGGATTTACGCAATGGAGGATGCGCTGATGACCTTTGAATTAAGAGACTACCAGAAAGATGCGATTGACGGCCTGTACAACTATTGGGCTGGCAAGGCTGGGGACAACCCACTGATCGTTGCGCCGACTGGGTCTGGCAAGACGGCGATCATCGCGCAGTTGATTAAGGATGCTATGGGCTTTCCCGGCACACGGGTGCTGGTTGTGACGCATGTGAAGGAGCTGTTGGAGCAAGGCGCAGATGGGTTGCTGAAGCTGTACCCAGAGGCTGATTTTGGACTCTACAGCGCAGGTTTGAAGCAAAAGGTGCTAGGCAGACCAATCACGTTTGCAGGCATCCAGTCGATCTGGGAGAGGGCGTATGACATTGTGCCTGCCCCTGACTTGGTTCTGATCGATGAGGCGCACTTGCTACCCAAAAATACTGAGACAAGATACAATCGGTTTATCGCTGATCTGAAGGTGTGCAACCCAGACGTGAAGGTGGTGGGGCTTACGGCCACGCCATACAGGCTGGACAGCGGGTATCTGCATGAGGGAAAAGGCGCGATCTTTGACGGGATTGCCCACGACATCCCAGTGGCCATGCTAATGGAGCAAGGCTACCTGTCGCCTGTGATCAGCAAGGGCGGCGTAAAGCAGATAAATCTGGAGGGTGTTGGCAAGCGGGGCGGTGAGTTCATTGAGAGCCAGCTTGCAACTGCGGCGTCTGACCCAGAGCTGGTGAGGTCTACTGTCGAGGAGATCGTGCGGCTTGGATCGGATCGGAAAAGCTGGCTGGTGTTCAGCAGCGGGGTCAACCACGCTAATATGTTGGCTGATGAATTTGAGGCCCACGATATTGCAGTTGGCGTGGTGACAGGCACAGACAGCGACAAGGTGCGCGAGAAGACCATTGCAGACTTCAAGAGCGGTGAGCTGCGCTGCCTGATTAACGTGAACGTGTTGACCACGGGGTTCGATCACCCACCAGTTGATCTAGTCGCTTTGGTTAGGGCTACGGCATCGACGGGCCTTTACGTTCAGATGGTGGGCCGGGGAACGCGGATTGCTGACGGTAAGGAAAACTGCCTGATTCTGGATTACGGCCAGAATGTCGAGCGGCACGGGTTTATCGATCAGGTAAAGCCAAAGGATAAGATGTCGAGCGGAGACGGCGAAGCGCCGACCAAGCAGTGCGAGAGCTGCCAGACAATGGTTCACGCAGCCTGTCAGATCTGCCCTGAGTGCGGGTTCCAGTTTCCTGCGCCGACACTCAACCACAGCGCAAACTCCTATCGTGGGGCCATGCTATCGTCTCAGGTAGTGGCTGAGTGGTATGACGTGGATAGCGTGGCGTATGCGCGGCATAAGAAGGAGGGCAAGCCAGACAGCGTGAAGGTGACGTATTACGCTGGGCTGATGGCTGTGAGCGAGTGGCTATGCCCAGATCACGGCGGGTATGCTGAGAGCCGCTACAAAGCTCGCAAGGCGTTGCTGACCTCTGATGCCAACAGCACGGATGATGCACTCAACGAATGCCAGTTTTGGGTTAAACCCAGCAAGATTAAGGTTAAGCCATCCAACCATGACCCGCGCTATCAAGAGATCGTGCAGTTTGATTATACTCAAGTGGAGAGAAAACATGAGACGAAGACGCAAGGCTTCGGGGGTTACGCTAATCTCAACGACCTCGAAGACATACCCTTCTGAGCATTCGGAACAGGTTGGTTTTGTCAATTGGTTTCGGGTTCAGTATCCAAACGTGCTGATCTTTGCGATACCCAATGGAGAGAAGCGAGCGATCACCGTGGCCAAGCGATTGAAGGCGGAGGGCGTGGTGCGGGGCATACCAGATCTTTTCATTCCACAGTGGAACCTGTGGGTTGAGATGAAGAGGGTTTCGGGTGGGCGACTTTCCCCCGAACAGAAAGGAATGATTGGATACCTTGAGGGTGTTGGCCATAAAGTGATTGTAGGCAAGGGCGCGGCGGATGCGTCAAAGCAGATACTGGAGTTTAGAAATGGAACATGAAGAGGGCTTAGAGCCATTATTTTTAGAGCGTAAGCACGTTAAGTTTATTGTGCTGTGGGGCGCTGCTGTGACGTGCGTATTGGGCGCTATCATACTCGAAAGGTTTTTTCTATGACTGACAGTGACCTGACAGCCTTTCAGGCGTCACAGC